TACACATCAGCCCCGTTTAAGGGAACGGCACAGAAGGATGAAAATCCTCTGACAACAAATCCAGATTGGCCGTATAATGCTTCATATGCGGAGCAGGATTCAGTAGCTTTCTTTAGCTGGCCAAAGATCGGATATACTCCGAACACATAAAAGGTAAAGACGATGCTTGATAGACAGACACAACTGAAACTTACAGACTTAATACAAGACCAGTTTAGTGATCTTGATATCTATCGGGAGAAGCCCTTCATTTATGATAATAAACAGGGGCTTCTCCTGATCGTCAAGCCTGTGACGTTCAAGGAACATGACATCTTTCTTAAGCAGATGTCTGCACTCATAGTTAATCATTATGATATATTTTCTAAAATTGATTTTTTGAATCATCAGGATTTTAAGGATAAGAATACCGTGGATGCACTGGTTGCTAAGGTTAGCATATTTGAAGCTAATCAAAACTATACTAAGTTCAAGAGACAGGCCACGGAATTTGTATTGCGCTGGGCTTATGTTACTAAGAAAAAGCCCTATATAACGTTGCAGCACAATAGGAGTTTATGTAGAAAAATTGTAAATACATTAGAGCCAGATCAATTTATTCATATTGTATTCCTGCTCTTTGTTTATAATTTTGATATTGTAAAAAAAAACTTAGTGGAGTTCATGAAGATATTCAAACACGACATAATTATAGAATCGAGTATAGCGACGGGCACATTGTCGCATGGTATATCTCAAAGGGTTGTGGTCATGCCGAAGTACTCGAAAGAACCGTTCAGCAAGTCAGACTTGGATTTACTCGAACAGCAGAGCAAGATCGAGTTAGAATAGAAAATATGAAGGAAGAGGCCAAAAATGGCAGCAAAAGGGAATGAAATATTACTTGAGCTTAAAGCCGAAAATAAGCTTCTTGTTGCTAAGCTTAAAGAATCAGAAGACAAGTTAAATAGGCTGGAAAACTCAGCCAAAAAGTCTGGGGGCGGTATATCCAGTGCACTTAGTATGGTAAAGAAGGCGGTCGTTGCCTATCTTGGTGTATCAACTATAGCACATCTTGTCGGACTTGCAGCCGAAATTGATTCAGTTGAGACATCCTTCTATGATCTTGCAGCCGGTGCGGAAGCCGGTGCAGGTGGTCTACTTGAAGCCATGGGTAAGGCTGCTCAGGGAACAGTTGATGATACAGCTATGATGAAAGCTGCCAATTCCGCAATGCTTACACTTGGTGAAGAAGTTGCAGATCAATTACCAAAACTTATGGAAATATCTGTTGCCTCTGCCAAGGCGACAGGTAAGACGACTGAAGAAACATTCAATAAGATGGTTACTGCGGTGCAGTCTGGATCATCGAGAATGCTTAGACAGGTTGGCCTTAGTGCATCACAGGTTGATGTTGCAGTCAAGAAATATGCTGCAAGTCTGGGTCTCACGGTAAGTCAACTTACTGAAGCCGAAAAGAAACAGGCGTACCTCAATGCAGTAATGACTGTCGGTGAAGGTGTTATCAAAAGGACGGCTGGACAACAGCTTACTTTCAGCCAGAAATTACAAGTTATCAAAAAGTCAATCGGTGACATGGCAGATACGACAGCTAAGACACTATTGCCAGCTTTTGATAATCTGGCTGATGCTTTTATTGAGATATTTAATAACAGTGCAGGACTCTCTGAAATTTTTAATAAAGTCATTAAAGGAATATCTCGTTTTATAAATCTCTTTGCATATTCATTGCAGCAGATAAATATCTGGGCTGAGACTTGGTCTGATTCACATAAAATATCACAAAATGCTACTGAACATTCGATTGCAAGAGTAAAGGAACTTAGACAAGAAATTATTAGCATGACTAATTCTTCCGAACAGTACAGGGGTACTGGTATGAGAATGGCTGCTGACATAAAGATGGCAACCAAAAATTTTACTGATATGAATGGTGCTCTTAAGAAAGGGTTCACTGCGGAACAAATTAGTTTAGTACAGAGCTATAATGGAGCTTTGTCAAGTGCATTAAAATCAGCTCAGCAATCATCTCAGGAGTCTATGACTCTTGCACAGAAAATGGAACAAGCACGACTCAAGTATGATGAAACTGAAAAAAAGATTGACGAATCGGATAAAAAAAGGAAGGAAGTACGCAAGAGAGAGAAAGAAAAAGAACTCATTGATGAAGATGCTATATTAAAAAGGAAGCAACAGCAACAACAGGATGATATTAAGTATTTCGAATATATAGGCCAGCTTGAACAGGCACAACTTCTTTCGGAACAGTTAGCATATCAACAAGTACTTGATTTACACGGGACTGTGGCAGCCCAACGAACTAAAATGGATGAGGCTTATAATAAGAAAAGGGTCGTAGGCGAGCAGCAAGCTAACAATAAAATGAAGCAGTCCGATCTTGACTATCTCAGGGCAAAGTTGAAATTTGACAGTATGGAATATCAGTCGGCCAAGGAAGTTTTTGGTCAATCCTCGACCCTCATGCAGTCAAAGAATAAATTCTTTTTTAATTTAGGTAAATCTCTTGCTATAGCCGTAGCTATGATGAATGCTGCTGAAGGTGTTACGAGAGTCTGGGGAGCATGGGGTGCATATCCGCCTGTAGCTGCAGCTTTTTCTGCTATAGTACTTGCTGCAACTGGTATTGAGATCGCCAAGATTAAGTCAACTAAATTGCCATCATATCAGAAAGGGAAATTACCTGTTTTTGCAGATGGTTATAATCCTTATCCATCAGATCATTTTCCCGCTATGATTGGAGCTAAGGAAGCAGTGGTTACTGCGGAGTCGGCAAAAGCAAATCAAGGTCTTATTAATGCGATGTTTGCAAATCCTGGCAAGGCTGTTAGTGGACAGAATGTCACTGTTATGCAGACTAATAATTTTTCAGGTAATGTTATGAGTAAGGAGTTCGTGGATAACCACGTGATTCCTCATCTTGAGACGCAAGCCCGCTATCAGGGTAAGCAACTCTATGCGGAGAAAAAATAATGAGTCAGTATAAATATTACTTTAGATATGGAATGATAGAGAGTTGGATTGAAACTCTTCTTTATCAAATAGGAGCATCGGCTTCGCTTGCCTATGCAGACATACAGACTCATGATAATACTAATAGTCTTTATGTAAGCTGGACTGGTGAAGATAGTACAAATAATGACGGTACACAGGAATTGCCGTATAGGACGATTCAGTATGCAAAAGATATGATGGATTCTAATCATAATATCATCACTATCATGGATTCAAATTATTACTACACTGGGGATGCCGTTAATCTTTACTTTGATGTCTGGGGGTTCATTCTTCAGGGAATGGAAGGCCAAAAGCCAATCTTAATACTTGATCCTCTGATCGCAAGCCAAGAAAGGATGATTCGATTACAGGGAACAGGTAAACTTATTAATGTTGAAATACAAATACCGGATGGATATGCTACTCAGGTAATAGGGGTAGAAGCTTACGACGGGACGATGAAATATGTTACTATTACAAATGCTGATAAAAATGCCTTGTCAAAATTAACGTCCGGAACTCTGGACATGACTGGTTGCATACTTAAGAATAGTCGTAATGAAGGAGTAACGGATGGCAGTGGTATTTCGATCACTGAGGGGATAATCAACTTAGATTATTGTCTAATAAATGATAACGGCTATTGTGGAATCTTGGCAACCGGCGCACTAACTAAAGAAATTAATTTGAATTACTGTACTATTACTAATAATCAGTATGGTATAAATGTGTCGAGTTGCAGCAACTTGAGTCTCACAATTACAAATACTATTAATTATAGGAATAGAATATACGATCATTATGGAGACCTTGGTACATATTCTTATAGCTGTGTAGGTAAAATTCAAGGTAGCCCAACTTTAACACCGGCGACTAATATTATTAGAGTCAATCCGTTGTTCGTTTCGATAGATGATTTCAGGATTAGAACTAAATACAATGGATACGCAGATATGATTATGCAGAGTCCATGTATTGGAATATCGAGTGAATATAATGATATTGGTTGTTATCAGTATACGAGGGCTTTATCTGGTCAGACTTATAATGAGCTTGAAATGCCATCTCCAGATCGGGTAGGTAAATCAAGGATGGCAGTTGACGGTAAATTAATTACCACAATAGCACTGGCCATGAAACTTATTAAACGTGGTACTAAGAATAAACTTGAACTCGGATGGACTGGAAATGATAATGTTCTTACAGAAGCACAAATAACAAGTCTTGAAATGATGTTTGATAATGAAGTGAATGAAATATATCTTTCAGTTGATAATAAAGCTACATTCAAGAAATACACATACGATAAGACAAGAGATTTCAGTACTTCGAGAGCACTCAATGTCATTGAAAATACTTATCATGTCGATGTGACACTAAACTTGATAGAGGTTTAAATGTATACGTATCTATTAAATGGTTTTGATTTTTCCAAGCTCGTATATGGTACTCCAACTCTGACTAAGAAAGTTGGCAAAGGATCGCAGAGTTTGACGAATAACATATCTGTCAATGTTATTAATGAAAGCAATGTTTTTTCCGCAGAAAATGAAAACTCTTTAATATATGAATATAGAGAAAATTATAATGATATTGAAATTGAAATTAAGAATAATGATGTTCTTATATGGAAAGGTATCATTGATAATATTGATAGGGATTTTAATCAAAAAACTGCAACCCTGCAATGTGTCGAGGCTACAATAGAAGCGTTATCGGTAGATCAATTCTCATATTACAGTGGTGACGGTTATGTAGGTGATATGGCTTTTGCTGGAGCAGGTGTAACACCGGCAGATCATCAGCTTGCAGTCTTCTATCGATATTTAGATGAGGATAATGTTGATATTGGATCATTTAAGGTCTTTAAACAGTTCTGTACTACAAATCTCATATATGTTGATTGCGACATCAGGTCGGAAGCTGATAACAAATTATCACCTCTAAAATTTGTCCAGAACCTAATGCTTGATATGGGATATATTGGTATTTATAAAAATAAAATATTTGTCAAGTTATATGAAGATTTTCTTGGGGATTATGGGGTGGTACTTAAAGATGAATGTATAATAGATATTCAGTCTATTTCAAAATCAAAGGCAGTAACCACTGATCCGTATTCAGCATTTTCGATTACGTATGATGCCACGGGAATACCAACGACAGTAGAAGGCTCTCTTGGAGATTCAGGTACAACTACCAATCTTACGAGTTCATATCTTGAAGATACTACAAAGGATTGGACTATCAATCAGTGGAGAAATCATTATGTTTACATTGATGTCTATGCAAGCAAACAGATTTTAAAAATTACTGGTAATAATGCGACTAAGCTCTTTTTCTCTGGCTGTACAAAAAGTTCCCCGATGACATACGTTATCTGTCAAACTAACAAAATTTATACTCAGGACTGGTCGGATTATCCAATTAAACTGACATCGGGTGCTAATGCTGTTGGAACTCTGGTCGTGACTAAGAACTCAGAGAATAAGCTTGAAGTAATTATACAGATATTTGATACAATGGATTTGGATGTAGGTGATATTGTAACTTTTACTATTGAAGAAGAGGGAATCACACTACAACCATTTGAAATTACACAAGTTAAAAAGGAATTGTTTGGGGACATATCGACTCTCACCTGTATTGATAGGATTATGTATCCTCTGCTTGAAGAATTTGAAATGACAGTACCGGTTAAGGTTACAGGTTTAACAGGTTACAGACTTGAGGATGGAACTGCAGTATTGACATGGACGCCGATTGCGGGAGTATCATATTATAAGATTTATTATGGAATTGATGCTCCGTCTTATGCATCAGCAAGTCCCAATTATGCCGGTGTTTTAATATCAGCTCATCTTGAGAGATGGCTCGGCTATAACTTTTGGGTTGCTGCAGTTAATTTTTACGGGGTGGAAGGAGAGCGATCCGAACCGCTCTTTCTTGATAAGCTATTACAGCAAAGTGGATATATTGATGGTACAAGTGGCTATCTTGTAGAAAAATATAAGGATTGGGGGCGTCTGGAAGAGTATTATTATGCATTGACATATAAAAACATCGCAAATGCTGATATAGGCTACTTATTAAAGGGTAGCTTGGTCATCTTAGATAAATCACAGAGGACATCAGTACAAGAAATTACTCAGATTTTTTCCGACAGTGCAGCTATTCAGAAGTGGGGCGAGACTTTTAGAAGACTTGGCTATATTGATGGTGCTGGTACATCAGATTATTTGCCGGAGTTTGTATCAGATACCATTGATGGAATGAAACTCAAGAATCCTTTATCAAAAAAAGTGACTTTTAATTTTCCATCTCTTGGTGTGACGGTGGTAGAAGCCGGTGCAGATATTCCAAACTCTGCTGATTGGTTTATTAAAGATTCGCTACTTGATGAATATTGTACTTATTGGTTTCAGACTGGATATATGCTTGATCTTGGTAATCCCGATTGTCTTGAATGGTATAAAGTATTTAAAGTTAATCAGGCCATGGGACTTTTTGCTTATGGTGCAGGTGCATTAACTGTAAATGATGATACAAAAGTTGCCACTCTTATTGATAGTACCAAGAGTTTTGTTGCTGGCCAGTGGGTGGATTACTACATAGGAATAGTTAAAGAGGCAGCTACTCTTGATATTGATTGGTATAAAATTACTGCAAATACAGTTACTGCTTTGACTTTTAATTATGGCGATGATGCTGTTGATTATCAGAAGTATGTTATTAATAACGAACCCTATATCGGATTTCATGGTCTTTTTATGGATGATATCTGGACTTCCATTTACAGGGAAGGACGGATCATGTCGAATCATGACAGCAATACGACTTCCAATAGTGCTTCGGCTATTCAACTTGTAGATAATAGTAAATCATGGATAGTGGACGAATGGGCAGGATATTATGTTAGTGTTAATAGCGGGGCAATGGTACAAATTACCAGTAATGATGCTCATACGTTGAATTTTGTGGGCAATATTCAGACCGGCAGCGGACTCCCATATATAATAAATGAGCAATATTACTATGATCATGGTATCTATTACTGGCAGACAGTTGCTGCATTTCTTGAGGCTATAGTAGCTCATGTAGAAAATAATTCTTTTGGACTTTATGATAATTGGATTAAAGCAGAGAAAGGTCTCTGTATGATTAATACATGGCCGGAGAATTGGGATGCTTACCCGTACTATGTTGCTGCAATTAATAAGAGATTTAGGCATTTTATAATGTTTGAAGCTTTACAATCAACTTGGAATATGGCGAATGAAGTAACTAAGCAATATATTGTCCTTGATTGGTATGAAGCTAAGTTGCGTTGGGATTTAATGAAGATTAGTGCTGGAGTCGGTTATGCAAGACTTGCTATTCTTGGTTATCCTTGTCACGGGCAAATGATGTTATCTCATATTGCAGGTAGTCTTATGCTGACGAGATATAGTGATAAGATTGAAGATATTACAGCAGTTGGTAATATTGTACTTGATCAGCTCTTTTACGATATGATTATGGCTGGAAATAAGGATAATTTAAAAACTATTGGTATTCCGAGAACCGGATACGAAGACTATTATGTACAGGACACGTATGATAGATATGGTATCATGTCGAGAAAATTTGAGGGTTGTTATGTTTTTTACAACCCATCACGACAAGTACGCAGCTTGAGTTATACATTCGATGAGGCTGTAATTAATTTTTTTACTGGGGAAAGTTTTGTTGCTAACACTTCTTATACCTTAATATTAGCCCCAAGATCGGCTTTGTTCTTTTATGCGAATAGTGATGTTGGAGAGGATGCCTATAATTTTCTTAATGCCTATAAGCCGTTCACGTATGTGGATTGTAATATGTCTTGGATTGTATTCACACCGACAGGTGTTACTAAGATTGGAGTCAATTCGGTTTGGATTCAATCTGGATATACAGGACTCAAAAAGTTGACGTTGGATGGTAATCCAATTATTCCAGTTGGGAATTTATGGGATTTATTTCATTCCGGTAATGGAATTGATACTGCAGCGATAGGATATACTGCTTTAACTGAAGCCATAATCGGCGTGGGAGTTGATGTTGCAGTACTATTAACAAGTCTCACTATTCATAGTGTAGTAAAGCTTGAAAGTGGTGGGGGAACTGAGTGGGTCGTAGAAGATAGTGGAACAGATGTTGACGGATATGCAGGTGAGGATTGGTTAGAAGACTACTCGAAAACATGGACACCGAGTGAATGGGCGGGAAAATATGTCAGAATAGAAGGTGGAGACCCAATTCTAATTATAGATAATGATGCTAATCAGCTTTGGTTTGATTTTCCTTATGCGCCCGAAGGTAATGTTAATTATGAGATTGGTCATACTGATATAGTAGAAGATACGGTGCTTGTAGCCGGTACAGACTATCTTATAGAGCACAAGGAGTGGGATATTACTACAAGTGGTAAGGGTAAATGGAAAACTTACGTTCATTTCTTAACAGATCAGACTGCAGTTGCTCTTACTGTTTCGTATTTTGAGTATGGATTAGACGGTGGATGGCCGAGAATGATTGTGGCAGGGGAACAGGTTGAGTTTGGAGTTCTTTATCGTAAAAACTCCGGATTTAAGCTCATGACTGGTGCAATTAATCAGGTTGATGCTGTTACCGAGATGACAGAGGGAGTAGATTATTACATATTGCCCGAAATAATAAGACATAAGTGGGATTATAGAGTACAGCCGTTTGGTACTTTCCTTGAAGACCAGACGATTGTACAAGCTACAATTTCACTAAACTCTTTGTATGCGATCGGCGGTGATAGAGAAATTAAAGCTATTCATTGGGGAAGTGTTGATCCTGAAAATGCCATACTCATTAATGCATCGCAGGGTGATTCCGATTACGGAGTAAATGGTAAAAAAGCGACATATACAAGTAAATTAGTAACCAAACCAAAAGTCCTTATATATGGCTTTACTCGTACGATCAGGGACGGCAGTCTTAATGTTATTCCTCCGGCAAGCAGAGAATATGACCAGTGGTTATTCGAAAATCAGATCAAAAAGATGGAAGGGATTTATTATGATGAGGTCTGGGTTACCGGTGACTGGGATGGCGTGGTTGAAATTGGTTCTAATCTTGGGGCGTATGGTTCGATTGAAGGTATCTTGGGTGATGGTATTACTGGTCTTGCAACATGGCAGGATATAGCAGATTATTTTGATGTCATTATAATAAATGATACATTCATTGAATATGGTGCGGGGTCTCCTTCGGGTTGTACTCAATGGTCAAGTTGGATGAAAGGTAACGATTATCTCCTGATCAAAAATTTCAAAAAGAGGGGTATTACATATAACAGAGATACGATGCTCATCGATAGAAGGGCTGGATTACCGGCATTTGTTTGGTTTGGGGGAGTTGAGCCTATACAAAATGAATTACTTAATAAAGGAAGTGCTCTATTAGGCGGTAGTACTCTCTATTACACTGACCTTACGGATGTTGCGGGGTGTTTCACTTATGGTGGTATTTCAGTTGAAGACCTGTACGATGCTAATTGTAGTATCTATACCAAATCTGAAAACGACATATATTCAAAGTATAATAGTACGATGCTGACTGATTTCAGGGTAGGGCGCAAGATTGCAGCTACTCAGCATTATGAATTTACGGAGTCCGATCCGCTTACTCATCCACGATATAATATCTGGGAAAACGGTGGATCATGGATCAGTTACATACCAAAGACACAAAAAGGAAGAACATTTTTTGGTACTAAGATTATTAGTGAGATGTCTGCTCTCTATCTTAGATGGATGAATTTGCTCTACTTAACTGAAGATGAATTTTATAAATATGATGAGTTACCACTCTATCGGATACCTTTTAGAAGAGAGCCGATTTGCATTTTCCATAGTTATGATTATTTCAATGCAACTCCGCATCCTGAGACTCCATGGCCTACTCCAGCATATTTTGCCTATTATGGTCGGAATGGTTCTTATGTGCAGTGTTCTTTCCTTGATGCGCCAACTCTCCTTTCAGATGTTGGTAAATATAGGGCGGGATTATTGCTTAAGTCGACTGTCGCTGCAGAAGCATATATTTTAAGTAAGCAGCTCTTTCTATTAGAGAGTCAGGTAGATGATTATAAATCGTCGTTTAATTCAACTGATCCACAATTTAAAGGATATTCGGGTAATTATATATCAGCAGTCGATCTCTGTTTAGTTGAATGGAGAACAGACCTTTATATTACTGATGCTGGATGGATTGCTGATGCTCTTGGCGGTGCATATGGAACGTATTTCTTCTCAGAACATCCGGAGTTTGGAAGCGGTACGGTAGACTGGGGTAAATTTATAGTATTTGATACGTGGAATGAACAACTTCAAAAAGTAATGCCATTATCCAAGACTTTTAATCCTGAGGGTGGTGCAGTCCCCTATGTGAGACTTGCTCCAGCTCCTCTCGAAGGTCAAATACTCGGTATTACTAAGAATATTGATAATACAGTGGACATAGCAGTTAATTTTGATATAACCAGTATTTCAGTAGGTGTTCCACTTGCTGCCGGTACAATTACTGGGGCTATTGGATTTAAATTTTTCGGTGGTAGCATATTTACATTCTATTATGTGCTTGTAGCTAATATCGACATGACTCCATATAATGGATATTATATTTATTTTAGCTATAATAATACAATTATAATCAAACAGATATTAACATGTTCTCAGTACGGAGCTGGAGCATTTCGTATCACAGAAAAGAATGTTAATCTTGGTTATTTAGTTGGAAGTGATATTGAAATTCATGAACAGCCAAACACATACAAACTTATAACAATTAAGACGGACGATGATAGAAATGTAATATTTAATGGCCGAATTATTTCTAAAGACAACACACTTCGAACATTAAAAGTTAATTTACCGAGAGGAATAAACCAATCTGGTGCGGGTGGAGGAATAATTGTATATTCTGCTGTAGAAGATCAGGAAACTCAACAATCAGACGGATCGACTAAAACTAATATTAGTAATAGAGAAATTTTAGGTGGTAGAATTGCCGGAGTTGAGGATATAATAGGTGCAGATATAGGCAGTACCTTCCTTGCAGAGGGAGCTGTAGATTATAATAAACCAATGAGTTATTTGGAAGCCATAACAAATGGAACTCTTAATGATACTGGGCTTGTGAATAAGCCTTCATCATTGCAACATTATGAGTGGGCATATGGTAGCATAGGTCTACTTGAAGAGTTCGGATATGAAAAGAATACTGGTCTCATCACTTGTCAGGCTTTCTATGCTCATGGGGGTGTGACAAGACCTCCAGTATTGATATGGCCAGGAATTTCCGAAGAGGACGTATGTGAACTTATTGCCAAGATGATTGGTATTAAAATTGTGTACAGTGATCTCGTGGTAAAGCAGTATGATACTATCTACCTTTACTATAACTCTTGGAATGATATGGTCAAAGTCGATTCTGAGGATGTTGAGAATGCTGTCGCCGGTCACTTTAAGTTTGGTACTTTGAGAACGAGCGACAAAACACTACAAAAAGCTCTGGCTAAGGGCTTCACACCTTAAAAAGGAAGGAGACATCAATGTTATGTCAGAAGAAGTTAAGTTTGTTGTACAATACATCCTTTATCCTATCATTACTGCTTTTGTGGGTGTCATTGTCTTTCTGTATCGTACTGATGTAAAAACTCTCAGAAAGTCAATTGAAGAAGAGCGGGTAGATAGAAAAGAGGCAGTAGAAGGTAGCAGCGAGGACATAGGCAAGATTTTTGATGTGATGGATAAGATGAATCAAACCCTTGGCGAGATAAAAGGGAAGATTGACGGACAGGAGCGAATCTGTAATATTCGTCACAGCTTCCCGCCGTGGGATGGCAGCGACAGGCGGGGATAGGTATCGTTCATACGTTACATTTGACACATATGCTCCTTATTTTGCCTCCCCTTAAACAAGGGAGGCTTTTTTTTGTCCGGATAGGAACAAAGGAAGAGGATGGTGTCCGATAAAAGAATATGTTTGATCAGAATAAATATAATAAGGATTATTATAAACAAAACAAAGAGAAAAATCGTGGTTATCGACGATCGTTAAATAAAAAATATAAGAAAAAAGAGTCTTATAAAATTTATCAAAGGTTATATTGTAAAACTTGGCGAAGTAAATTAAAACAAGAAGTTATTTCTCATTATGGTGGTGAATGTGAGTGTTGTGGAGAGAATGAGTTAATTTTTCTTTGTATTGATCATATTCATGGTGGAGGATTAAAACATAGAAGAGAAATACAAATAGGTGGTAATTCTTTTTATGTTTGGTTAAAGAAAAATAATTATCCCAAGGGATTCCGTGTTTTGTGTTGGAATTGCAATGCAGCATATGGATTTTTGGGGTATTGTCCTCATAAGCAGGACAAAAATAATAAAATAAAAGGAGCAACTCTTATGAATATCAAAGAGAAAAAATCTATGGGACGTTCTGTAATGGCTGAATTAAGTAAGCACGAGAAAAACGTCAAAGTAAAGGTTGAGTACATGGGCATCAATCATGTCGCACAAGGTGACTATTACAACATCATGCTCGCAGTAGAAGCAACTGGGAAGACTCCAAAAGGAGAGCTGAACATGACCAAGGATGTCTCAATCGCTGTTAGTTTCGGCGACATACAGGTAAAGGAAGAAGCTCCAAAAGAGACTGCCAAGAAAAAAGCCCGTGCCAAAAAGGGGTATACTCATGATGAGGCTATCGAGGCATCCAAAGAAACTGAGGAATAATCTCTTAATTTTAAAATTTAAAAGCCTCCTTTATTGGGGGCTTTTTTATATAGGAAAATAATATGAAATCAAATATAGGAAAATATAAACAAGGAATAGTTGAATTGTGGAATACTGGTAAATATAGTATGGCTCAAATTGGTGAAAAATGTGATATTAGTAAACAAAGAGTTAGTCAGATATTATCTTATGCTAAGGAAAAGGGTGACAAAATCATATCTGCTTCTGATAAAGGAGATATATTAAAATCATTATATTCTCAATACAGACAAAACTATAAATTTATTAAACCAGTAGAAGAACATAGTAAAAATTATCGCTGTATCAATTTTAATCAGGGGCAATGGGGAATATATTTTGTAAAGTGTGGGCGGTATATAAAAATAGGTCAAACTAATAATATTGATACTCGTATTAAGGAAATACGGCGTAATAATCCATTTAAATTAGAAATATTATTATTATTGGATCATATAGATGAATTTTCTATTTCAGAAAAAGCTTTTCATTCGCATTTTGATCAATATAAGTTCCAAGGAGAGTGGTATTATTATCAAAATGAATTAAAATATTTTGTAAATATGCCTTTTAATAGATTGGTTGAAGCTATTAAAAGTATCCTGATAAAATATTTAATATAATTCTTTTTCCTTGGTATTTCTTTTGCGTTCTAAGAGGGGGGATAGCTATATAAATATTCTGAAGGCTTCTAAAGGCCAAGGAAAACAAAAGGGGACAGATCGTATTCAAGAAACATTTATACAAAATTATAATATACAAGCTTGAAGTAACTTTACGAGAGGCTCTCGAAGATGTTTTTTTTAAGTGTAGGATAGAGAAAACAAAAAACCAAAAGGAGATATATCATGAAGAACCAAAAAACCAATCTTACAGTCAACCAGTCCAAGGTATGGGCAGTGATTACTTCTTTAAAAGGAAAGAAGGGGAAACACTTTAGCACTTCTGAAGTCATCGACAAAGTAAAAGTCATGAGCGTTTATCAAATAGGTGCAGTTATCACTACTCTTATTGAAAAGGGATTGATTAAGGTTGACGGCAAAATGATTCACAGGATCGCAGCGTAATGCAGAGCGCAGCCCTTCGGGGCTGTAATGCACAGCCGATGTCGCAAGTCTCGGCTACGCAAATTTCAAGGAGGATATTATGGCAAACATGAGTTATTGCAGATTTGAAAATACATTCCATGATATGTTGGAATGTATTTTCAATATTGATGATATTGAAGACCTGTCAGAGTCGGAGGCTCGTTACAGGAAGAAATTGATCAATCTTTGTAGATCAATAGCTGTTAAATTTGAAGATGTTAATTTGGATGATCAAAAAGTTGTTACACTTGATGAATGGGAAGAGATGGGATTTCCCGAATAAATTAAAGGAGGAAAACAATGCAAGTTTTACAGGACAATGTTAGTGGTGTCCTCTGGCACAGGGTGATCCCTGAAAATAAGGAGGAGGCCAAAGTTGCTGGTAAATTTTTGATTCCGGATAATGACGGTGGATTCCTTGATCTGGGAAACTCCGATAGCTGGGAAAGATTCAACAAAGCAACAAAAAATAACGACGACTTTAATAGTCTGTTCGACTCTACATTAGGAGAATAAGAATGTTTAATAAGAAAAAATATATGAAAGAGTATCGTCAATCTCTTAAATATAAAAATTATATTAAACAGCATCGTAAAACCAAACAGTATAAAGAGTGGGAGAAAGACTATAGACGCCATAGAAAACAAGAAATAATTAATCATTATGGCGGTCAATGTGACTGTTGTGGAGAGAAACATATAGAATTTCTTTGTATTGATCATATTTATGGAGGAGGGAATAAACACAGAAGAGAACTTAAAATTAGTAGTGGGGAAAAATTTTATCGTTGGATTGTTAAAAATAATTATCCCGATGGATTTCGTGTTTTATGTCTGCATTGTAATTTTTCACTGGGAGCATATGGATATTGTCCACACCAAGAGGAGAAGAAAAATGGAAAATCGAGAATTAGATAAAATAATAGAAAAAATACGTAAGTGCTTGGCGTTAGCAACAAGCCCAAATGAGAATGAAGCGCAGAGAGCAGCACAGAAAGCCCACGAACTCTTGATCAGATATAATCTCTCGATGCAGCAAGTTGAGCATGTCAAATCTGAATATGAAGAGAAAAAAGTTGATGAGAAGATATTCCGCAAAGCTGTGGAAAAATATGTAGATAGTATATTGATTAATTACTTTTTTGTAAAGGTATATAATTACAGAACTCCGAACGCAAAATGGGGAATGGACAGGGATAAAGCGAGTTGGTATAATACCAATACTGTGATTCTTGGAACTAAGGGCAATGTCGAGATAGCTCATTATGTGAGGATGTACCTTGTAAATACATTTCAGGATTTGTGGAAAGATTATAAGAGAAGAACGAGTGCCCCGCCCCGTGAGGAACAATCGTACTATATGGGACTTTATAAGGGACTCACTGAAAAGTTGCGCAGCCAGACTTCGAGGATTGAGACTGAAATGGGACTTGTAGTCATACCCGATCCGGAACTGGAAGCCAGAGTTGCGGAGATGAAGAATCAGAAGGAGAGAAGACCTGACCTCTACTCAGAATCTCTTTCAGCCGGTTATGAAGACGGCAAGAAGATTGAAATTAAAAGGGGAATCACATCAGAGGGCAAAGAATCGGGAAAGTATTTACAATAATATTTTCAGGAGGGCATATGGATGCTATTCAGATTCAGGAATTAGAAGTAAAATTATTAGATGAGATGGTGCAGGAAGTACATGATACTCAGACTAAAACTCTATTAGTATTTATGTGGATGAAGGAGTCTGCAAAATTAGATAGAATGTGGGATGAGGAGATGCGAAGGCCATGACCACTAAACATCCCAATATCGACTCAATGGTTTTTGTTAAGAACCTGTGGCGCATACTGCGTGATAATCCCGACAGGAAAGCGATATTTAGCAGCAACAACGGTAAATATGAAGTTCTGTTGACGGAGCATCACTTCGACTATATAGTTAGTCAGAGGCTTAATCATAATCAGTTTGTACATCAGGGTATTGTATTTAATTTAACCAAAGAAGCACTACAATTAGAATGGGGGAAATAATATGAATTTGGCAGAATGTCGCCAATTAGTAGCCAAATTACAGAGGGGTAAAATCACCCGATTAGAAGAAGGTACACTTGTGGCCGAGATTTTAAGACGTTATAGACCTCACTTACATACGAATTATCTTTATAGTGAGGACGAAATTAAAGAGGAGTTCCTGATCGCAAGTTGGAATACTCTTTACAGAGCAAAACTGACAATCGGTGATCCGATTGCTTTTGCTTGCAATCGTGGATATAAGGCCACGATAGATTACTACCGGCGAGTAAGCAGCGAACGACTAATTTATGTCTGTGAAGATTGCAACACGGCTGTTGCCTATGATCGCAGAAATGTGATATGTAAGAAGTGTGGGGGAGAACTCATCTCATATGAACGTGAGGAGACCATGGTCGATAATCTCATGGCTTCGGGTGTGGACTTTACCGATGCGATCATTATGAGTGATAATTTTACTCGGATAATTAATTTTGTTATAGCACTTGAAAGCCTGTCTTCCTTTGAGAAGAAGCTGGTCATCGAGGCAATTAATAAGAGAGAAAATATTTATTCATTTCTCCGGAAGGAGAAAGGCAAGAGTCATAAATTTAGCAAAAAACTACAGGAGAAAATAAATAGGGGGCTGGTTACTTTACGGTATATGATAGAGGAATAATATGCCAGTACATAATAGGAAAAGATCGACCCGTAACCAAAGAATAGTGGCTATGGCTAAAAAGGGATATTCACTCTCTGTGATTGGGGCGACTTTTGGAGTCACTAAACAGAGAATACATCAAATTCTAAAAAAGGAGAAAAATCATGCAGGACGAAAGCATAGGAAAGCAGGGCGAATTTGTCGATCGATACCAAGGCAAGCCAATTGTCGGAAAGATCACTGCTCGCCTGAAAAATAAAAAAGATATTGAATACTTCCGCATACAAGATCAAGATAATAGGGTTCGTTCCATTCCCTGTGATCAAGTAAAAATATTTCCCGCTTAAATTTAATACCGTCCGATAATAAAGCGTACATGGTGAGAACTGTGTGCGCTTAGTCTGTTTTTTCCAAGATTGTTCTGGGGGCTTCTTGGTGGGCTTTTTTCTCGCACTGATAAAGGGTGTGACCTCTCTTTCCTTTGTATTTGGGGGGAAAGGGGGGCTTGCTTTCAGGGCTTTTTTCTCCCCTAAACAGGGTATGATTATACTAAAATAAGGAGCATTTTATGAATAAACAAGTAGATGTGTTGGTCGGTTGTCAATTCGGTTCAGAAGGTAAGGGATTGGTAGCCGGAATTTTGGCAAAGCGGAAGCCATACGATTGGTTAATTAGTGTAAATTCTGCTCAGGCAGGTCATACTGTCATCTATAAAGGAGAGCCTATTGTTACAAGGCAAATCCCATCGGCAGCAGTCATCAATCACAAAGCTGGGATTTATATCGGAGCAGGAGCTATTATCAATATAGATGTTCTTCTTGCAGAAATTGATCTTTTAGAATCAAAACGGATTCCTATCGTGGATAGACTTAATATTCATCAAAAAGCATTACTCATCAGCGAAGAAGATATTCAGGCCGAGCGTGGAGAACTTGAACTTAAGGAAAAAATCGGCAGTACGTGTGAGGGTGTTGGTATGGCTCTAAGCCGACGAGTACTTAGGTCGGCTAAAGTATTTGAAGATTACAGTTTCAATCCTCGGATATTACGCAGTAGAGTTAGTGATCATTTTGTTATTGATGAAATTCAAGGTAATATCCTTTTAGAAGGGAGTCAGGGCTTCGGACTTTCCAATTTTTCAAAATTCTATCCGTTCTGTACATCAAGAGATACAACAACTGCTGCTTTCCTTTCATATGCAAGAATAAATCCAAGATTTCTCAGACACGTATATGGAGTTTATCGTTCCTATCCAATTAGAGTTGGGGGTAATAGTGGACAAATGTATAAAGAGGTTAACTGGGAGATAGTAGCTCAGCAGTCAGGTTATCCTCAACTTTCAGAAATCACAACAGTAACTAAGAGAGTCCGGAGAGTTGGTATATGGGATGCCAGACTTGCAAAAGCAGCTACTGCCATTAATGGAGTAGATAGGGCAATACTTACATTCGCCAACTACATCAATCGTCAGGATGAGAGTTGTGATGATTGGGATAAATTATCTCAGAAGACTAAAGATTTTGTTAATAATACGGCCACTCATGTTGGTGGTTGGTATGGTATTTCAACAGATCGTGAAGGTACGTTAATTGATTTAGGTCTCGATTAGGTCATTGGCCGATATCAGATAAAATATTTTAAATAAAAAAAAGGAGGAAGGTTATGGGTAATTGGTTACCAGACCAACAGAGCGGGAACAAACCATTAGAGCCGTTTTGGGATTACAAAACCGGCATGCCATTCGTTACAGTTCTGCCAGATACGTCAAGGGAACTTGCTCTATTGACCGGCGAACTCGATCCGACTGGTACATGGCAGTATCCTGTCGGTGCATGGGTACATGAGTTTAAAAATATGCAGGGACAATATGTAACGGTCGTCTGCAACAAATGGAATGAAGCTTGCCCATGGTGTCTCGATAATGAGATATATAAGCTTCAGAATCCAAATTATAAGGAAACCAACGGCAGACTGCCGAGGGGAATCAGCAAAAAAGCTGTCCTTATGGTGTGGGATTTTCAGTTTAACTGTCTTGCTTGGCTTATGGCGGGCAAACAGATACAGGATGGAGTAAATTTCTTATTGCAGCGTCAAACTGAAAAGTTTCATAATGCGATATTTATTACTCGTATGGGGCAAATGAGAAATACTGTGTATAGGGTTGACTTATCGCAGAATGTCTTGACTCCTCAAATTCAGAAGTATCTTAAAGAGAATATGTGGACTCTGGAGAAAGCTCAGAACGAACTTATTCTTTCTCATCAGGAAGTATTAGCTAAAACGGGGACTTACCCTCCGACTTATTTTCAGCAGAGGTATAGTCAGTTTCCGCAGATTGATATTTCGGGGTGGGGATCAGTACCGGTTGCTGAAACAGGGCAGCCAGTACCAGTAAATACCAGTAAACCAGTTACAGGACAACCCGTACAGGTAAATATGCCGACAGGTATGGGGGTTGATCAAGTAGTTACTGTACCTCAATCTGAATTTGGTAAGCCTCCAAAGACTGGACAAGCAGTAGCACAACCAGCAGTACAAATACCAGCAGGTAAGCCAGCAAATGTTGCAGGTAGTACAAATCTGCCGGTGGCCTTACCGGAGCAATTTAAGCCAGTACTTGCTGTTCAATGTACAGTTGGAGTTTATAAGGGTAACACTCTTGATCAGGTCATCATTCAGACCGGTAAACCTTACATTCAATATTTGTTGAGGTCAGGTAGTAAAGAGGAAAAGGATGCATGTAAAATCATCCTTGATAACTGGGACGTTATTTACGGCGCAGTACTTCCATTCTAATTATTTGGGGCGGGTAATTCCCGCCCCAATTTATTCTAAAGGTATTATATGGCAACACAAAAAGAAGAAAAAAAAGAGGTCAAGAATGATCTTCAAGACCTTATTGATAACATAACTAAGTCGTATGGTGAAGGTAGTATCGATCTATTAAATAGCCCCAGTAGAGTTCGAAAATGTAGTAAGAACCGCTTTACTACTGGACTTTTTAATCTCGACTGGGCATTGGGCGGGGGATTGGTTGAAGGATCGCAAATTGAAATATCTGGGGCAGAAGGTCACGGGAAGACTACTCTTGCCTTATCAATTCTCGCACAGTGTCAGTCTCTGGGTATGATGGGATATATTGTTGATGCTGAACACAAACTTAATCTTGAATATGCTGAAGTGTTGGGAGTTGATATTAAGAGACTTTTCATTACTCAGCCAAATTGGGGCGAACAGGCACTTGATATTATGAAGGATGTACTTACATCAGGACTTGTTCGTGTAGTTGTGGTTGATTCGGTGTCGATGTTAGTTCCATTAGTTGATATAACCGGAGAATTTACAGATGCAAACATGGGTGCACATCCACGGCTTATGTCTAAGATGGTTAGGGTTATGACTCCACTCGTGACGCAGAATAAAATACTTATTATTTATATTAATCAAGCTCGCACTAAGATAGGTAATTTTTTTGGCGATCCAGAGACGACGACAGGCGGACATGCATTAAAGCATATGTGTGGAATGAGGATAAAAGTTTCATCACAGCAAATTAAGACTGCTGCCGGTGCTGTGGATATAACAAGAAGGAATGTGACGCTCAATGTTATAAAAAATCAGTGGGGTGTCCCATACCGAAAAGTTGATGAGGAGCTTGTACTTGGTCAAGGATTTAATAGGGGACTTGATATGATTGAATATGGGCTGCGGATGGGAGTATTAACGTTAAACGGCTCATTTGTCAAGTTTGGCAGTCATAGTGTCGGAAATGGAAAAGCTAAGGCGGGGCAAGCTCTGCTTGAGAATGCCAACCTAAGAAAGGATTTCATGAAAGCGTTAAAGGAGGCAGAGAATGCTGAATCGAAGTAAGATAACAGAGAATATAAACAAGTTCTTTGAAAAGATAGACCCGAAGCCCGATAAATTTGACGTACTGGAACTTACGATCGTGATAGAAAGTATTATACCAGTACATGTTGATCTTGAGGTTTCGAGTTATGATGAGGTTGATACACTGCTGGCGGTTTATCCATACTTATATCAACGGCTTGTGCGGACGTATTCATACTTCTGTCAACAGGTAAGAGTCAATGCTAAAAATAAGACCGCAGCGACTAAAATGCGAATATATAGAGATGCATTAGAAGAGCTTTTAAAGACGATCCGTATGCAATATGAATCCCTTTCCCGCCGAATTACGGTGTTTCAAGATCGTCGTGGTTAAAATGTTTAATAAAAAAGAATATATAAAAAAATGGAGGAATACAACAAAGAAAGGGAAAGAATACAGAAAAAGAAATAAATGTTCTCCTAAGGGGAGAGCTACTAATAAAAGATGGAGAGATAAATTAAAATTAGAGACAATACAACATTATGGCGGAAAATGTACTTGTTGTGGAGAGGATAAGTTAATTTTCCTTACGATAGATCATATTAATGGTGGGGGCAATAAACATAGAAGAGAACTCAATAAAAAGGGACAAGATTTTTATTCGTGGTTGAGATTAAATAACTGGCTTAAGGGCTACAGAGTTCTTTGTCATAATTGTAATTTTGCTCATTCTGCTTTGGGGTATTGTCCTCATAAGGACAAATAAATGAATATAACATCGGTGTTTGAAAAACTTAGGGAACATGGTCTATCTGCGAAGATCGAAATTATGGACGACAATAAGGCTAATTTCGTATTCTTAAAGAAGAACGAAAATGGCGAATATGTCTGGGCTGGCTTATCTTTCGTGTACGATCTTAATGTAAAGGTTTCAATGATCGATCTCTTCGAGTATCATTTTACAAAATCTATATCTGACATGCAAAGTCTAAGGATGTGCAAATGAACATACGTGACGCAATCAACTACATCACTAACGAAATAAATATAGTTGAATATCTAACTACACACGAGGGCATGGAATTTAAAAAGAAAGGCGGACGATATAAGTCCCTCTGCTGCTTCCATGCAGACACCGATCCTTCACTAACTATAAGTGAAGATAAACCGGTCTGGCATTGCTTTGGATGTCGTCAAGGAGGAAACTTAGTAAAATTTGTAGAGTTGAAGCACGGGATTAATCGAGTTCAGGCTATTAATATAATACTTCAGAATATGGGAGTTAATACAAGCCAGTTCCTTGATGATATGACGCCAGAAGACCTCGGAGGATACAACATTCTCAAAGTTGCTCAATCTTATTTTCTTAAATGTGCTATAACAAGTCAGACTTATAAGGAATATTTTACAAAAAAAGGATATACAAGTACGGCACTCATTATACAGGAAGGTGTTGGGTATTGTGATTCAGTGGACAATCTTGTGGCCTTTCTTTTAAAGGAGGGTTTCACTGATAAGGAGATATGGACATATGACCTCATGAATCAGATGTTTAATCAAAGCGTCGTATTTACGATATATAATGCTGCGGGCAACATCAATCATTTTAAATGTCGGTCGTTTGGTGAAGTCAAGTTTAGTACTGGAAAATCGATCTTATATGATTCTAATCTCATGCTCGGTATTCACAGTCTCCAGTCTAAGAGCTATGTAATCTTTGTTGAGGGAGATTCAGATTGGCTTGCCCTTAAGATGGCTGGATATAACGCTCTTGGAATGGGCGGATTGAAAATTAATACAGATATACTTGATAAGCTCAATTTATATGATGTTGTAGATGTATATTATTGGGTTGATGGAGATCAGGCGGGCTGGCAATTTCTTAACGATCTGGCCAAGCAGTACGGGAAGATTTTCTGTAGTAGGAATCTATCGGCAAAGGCTATATTTATTGAGGGGAGCGATCCTGATGAATTGGTGTTGTCGGGGTTTAATGTTCAGAATGCCCTCGATCATGCGGATATCATGCCGATTTATTATATAGATCAATATCTTGCTGCTCTGTCAACTACTCCGGACGAACAAAAATATTATGCTCTAATTCGCAGCGTGGCCAAGATATCGAAAGATTTTGATAGGTTGACGGTTGATTATGTAATTAGACACCTTCATATGAAAACTGGTTTTGCTCCTGAGGCCATAGATGATGAACTTGCCAGATTCATTAATGATAACCTGTCGGATTATAAGTCTGAACAATATCTCATTACCTATCTGCTGCAGCATTCTGATGCTATTATAAATAATGCCATTACAAATGACTGGTTCAACTTTAAAGCTTTTAAGATGGTCTTCAGTCTAATAATAGAAAAGAAAGCAAATATTGTATCAGTCAATTCACTCGCTCCACAATGGGTATTGCCCCATATAAGTCAGTTACCAATTGTGGATGAAACTCTAATTGATGACGTAATGAAGAATGTGAGAGACCTCTATCAGCGCAGGTCGGTCTGTGGGATCGGTAGAAATTTGCTATATAATAATCGATCGTTTGAGGATGGAGTAGGCTATCTTAATGAATCGCTACTTAAATTGTATGGTATTTATCAGGCTCAAGCTATGTCGGTGGATAATATTTTGGGACAGATAATAACTGAATGTCGTAACAAGCAGCCGATTAAGAGTATGAAGCTTGGAGCAGGATGGAAGCAGACGGATACATTACTGCATGGTGTCGTACCTAAAAAACTCATTTATATTATGGGCAATACGGGACATGGCAAGACCACTCTTGCTCTTAATTGGGTGGTACAATTATCTATAGAACAGTCATACAAAGGTCTTATTATTTCAGGAGAGATGGATGGGACTGAGGTGACAGAAAGAATAACGGCCATTTCATCGGGGATTAGTGCAACCAATATCATCATTAGAAACCTTACGGATGCCGATATAGCAAAGCTGGTTGAGGTGCAGCAAAAGTTAAATATGGGTAATATTCAGATTCATACAACTATGGAAGTTGATCACATCTTTAATCTTATTAGATATGCAAAGCTTAAATTTGGTATCGATTATGTAGTTCTTGATCATTTACAATTGGTATCTCCTGCTTTCTATATGAAAGGTATGACGAGGACGCAGCAGCTTAAGGAAGTTACAAGGAGAATGAAAGTTGACGTATGCGATGGACTTGGACTTCCAGCTATAATACTTGGTCAATTGGGCGATGATGCGCTGGATGATGCAACTCCTCAGGGAAGACGTTCCAGTGAATCTAAGCTTATCTTGGGGGACGCTGATGTTACTATAGCTATTAAACAGAAGAATGAAAAGGAAAAGACTCTTGAGCCGGTTGGTGATATTGTTTATCATATAGATAAGGTTCGGTATAATAAGGGCAAGAAAGTACTTAAGTTAGTAATGGATGATGTAAATCTGAAGATTTCAGAAATAGGAGTATTTTAATGTTAAATCAAATCAACAATAAGCTTAAAAAGTGGGTAAGTAGTTGGCTTTTTTCATATAATTGTGTAATTGGACTTGGTAAGGGTGGTAAAGTTCCAATGAAGGTCTTCCACAATGATGCAGGATATGATCTTTATACGTCGGAATCAGTTAATATTAAACCGAACAGCAGAGCGAACATCCATACTAACGTATATCTTAAAAGCAAGCGTCCAATGTGGATGCTCTTGGTTGGCCGGTCAAGTACGATGATCAAACACGGGTTGTTAGTTGATAGTGCTGTCATTGATGCCGATTATACGGGGGAATTATTTATAAAGGTCTATAATACGACTGCTGAGCAAATACATCTTCCACCATCAATTAGGATTGCTCAACTCATAGTACTACCTCACACGAGTGTAAGTTTTGAAACTAAAGATGAACGTGAGTTTGAGTGTGAGGTATTTTCTAAATTTGATCATACAGTACGGAATAATCAAGGGTTTGGATCATCTGGCCTATGAAAGTTCAATTCGAAATATTGCCATCTCAAGTTGAGGCTTATGTCTCTCTGGTGAAGGCATATTTTGAGGCTAACAAAAAAACTTCGACAGTGCAGGTCGATACATTAATTTTACTCTTCCGGATCACTTGGAATCAGCATGTATTTGAATTACTACTTACTCTGCATAAGTTCTTACTGGATAAGATACTAAATGTAGCATATAATAAGTATCGAGGATCGCTATATAAAGAGGATTATTTAGAATTAAGTCAGATGTTGAGGGGTGAATTTTTCCGGAGAGTCTTATATTACAAGTTTCCGCCAGTAGCTCCCTTTTCCTCGTACGTTAAGGGGTATCTGGCAAAATGGCTGAATACATATGTCAAGATTATGGCGAAGAAAAACAGTCGGACAATTTTGTTTGTTGACTATTACGGGGTCGATATAAATGAAGAGGAATAAAAAATGATACCAAATCTTCATACTTTTACAACTAATGCATCGTTGGAATCTATTATTACGGTTGATCAGCTTGTGACTCATAAGAGTCCGGTGATATGTATCACTAATCCAAACATGATTGATGCTATAGAATTTTATAAAGCCTGTAAGGAGAATAACAAGAAGCCGGTCATTGGACTGGACACCAATCTCGCTTGGGGCGACGTAGATATGCTGATGCAGCGATATAATAGAATATCGAGCAAGTTGACGCTTATTGCTAAGAATGAGACTGGATACAAGAATCTGATCAGGCTTTCGACATTTGCACACCTAAGTGGATTTTATCAAGTACCAAGGGTTGATTTTAAGACTCTTAAGAAGTATAGTAAAGGACTAATATGTCTCATTAATTCGGTGGATAGCAGCATCGCTCTACACCTCGATAATAAGAGTATGAAGGAGGCGACTGAGGATTTTGTCAAGCTGCGGGGCATCTTCAAGAAGGACTTATATGGTGAAATTTTTATGCACAGGAAGGACAAGAACTTATATGAATTTGAAGATATCCCGCACATAGTTACCGGAGAGGCACGATATATGACTGCTGCCGAATTTGATCTCTGGCAGTATTACTTGGCCATAAATGAAAACACGATCCTCAAGGTTGTATGGGAACGGAAGTATCCAAACATGTTTTATTATCCGAACATCAACGACTGGGACGGATTTGATAAGGAGCTGGATAATTTATGGGGATTACTTGATCAGATTGAGGATTATCATATAGACAAGTTTGAAGTACAGCTCCCAAGAATGGGAATTACTGATGACGAGTTCATATCAACTCTTTACACAAAACTCAAGAGCAAGAAGCTCAATCGGAAGGAGTATAGGGATAGACTTGATTATGAAATACAAACAATTATAGACTTTGGTTATGTTGATTATTTCATGATGGTGAAGGATATCATCGACCACTGTAATGATAAATTGACTGGGTACATATCGGCTGGCCGTGGTAGTGTTGGGGGCTGTCTTATTGCATATCTACTTGGAATAACGAGGGTCGACCCAGTACACCCATATGATCTTGATATAGGCATCCCGTTTGATCGGTTTTTGAATAAAGGAAGAAAGACGCTGCCGGATATTGACCTTGACTTCAGTCCCAAGGATAGACAGCCGATCATTGAATACTTAAAGAAGAAATATGGCGAGGACATGTGCAGCAACATTCTGACAGTAACGACTATGGGAGCGAGGATGGCTATGCGTTCGGCCTGTCGAATTTCGGGTAATCTAACTCAGGACATGGATAGTATTATAAAGAGCTTTCCTATGGATCAGCATTTGACTCTCGATCTGATTAAGGATTCAGAAATTTATGCGAAGAATGAGCAGGACAACTTATTTAAGAATATGTTTGATGTCGCATATAAGCTTGAGGGATTATCAAAGTCGTATGGTATTCATGCGAGCGGTATTGCGATTTCAGCGAGTGACATGCAGGGACTTGTCCCGTTCTGTAAATTTGGAGAGGTTACATCAACTCAGTATACTCAGGATTATCTCGAATATCTCGGTATTGCTAAATTTGATATCTTGGGGTTAAATACGCTGCAGATCATGCTGGATGCTCTGGGCTTTATAATGCCAAATAAGAAAACGTCGGACTATATAAAATGGCTTGATGCTATTCCAATCGATGAAAAAGAAGTTTATTATTTCATCAATCAGTTACATATTGAGGGCGTCTTTCAGTGGGACACACATAATTATCGTGTAGTCATAGAGGGAATACAACCTCATAATTTTAAAGAATTGGTTGATCTCAATACGCTTGGTAGGTCTGCTGCGCTGCTTTCCGGACTCACGGACAGATACATAAGAAGGAAGGGCGGGATTGAGCAGATTGAACCGTTGCATCCTTTGCTTAAGGGAATTATGAGTCATACGATGGAGCTGCCACTTTATCAGGAGCAGATCATGCAGGTATTTGTTGCTCTTGCGGATTATACACAATCGGAAGCAGATGACGTAAGAAAGGCTATTGGTAAGAAAATACCGGAACTTATGGAGAAACAGAAACATACGTTCATTGATCGATGTACCAAGAAGGGAATCGATGTAGCTCAGGCGCAGGAGACATGGGAAATTATTGATAAGTTTAGTAAGTATACATGGAATCTTGGTCATGCTGTGGCTTATACGAGAATTTGTTATGAGACAGCATATCTCGCATGTAAATATCCTATGGAGTTTTATGCTGCCTGTATTAATAACACGGGCGATAGTGCGACTTTGTCATTATATATCAATGCTCTGAAGCGTAGAGGAATAAAGATTGATAATGTCAACATTAATAGTAGTAAATATGAATATATTGTGAGAAATGGTCACCTTATTGCCGGACTTGCGGGGGTCAAGTATATTAGTGAGGCTACAGCCAAGCAATTACTCGGAATACGGGGAGATGGATTTGAAAATTGGAAGGATTTTGAGAAGCGAGTACCAAAGAAGCTCATTAATAAAACCGCCGTTAAAAGTCTATTTATTGCCGGTGCTTTTGATGGTAAGGAGTTTGATAAAGACGAATTACTTGCGTCAATTGATGTGGACGACACTTTTGATCTGATGTTTGATCAATATGCCGTGTGCGGTCGGATCATCCACGATCTGACTAAATATGTCGAGGGTTATCATCAAATCAAAGACCTTAACTCACTTCAGTATGTTGATGTTCTGGCGTACGTCGTGAAGAAGAAGGAGATATACACAAAGAAGGGAGATAAAATGGCCTTCCTTAATATAGAGGACATGACTGGGGTTTATGAGATTACGGTATTTCCGAGTGTCTGGCAGCAAATAGGGAACGTGACTGTTGGTAAGATGTATGATTTCTGCCTGTCATATGGACGTGGTCTACTGGCCAACCGTGTAAAAGAGGTCGATAAGACTAAGCTTAAGAGGGAAAAGCCATGAGTAATAGACTTGAATATTATAATTATGCGGGGGATCGTATGGATGCTGACTGGTACAAGCGGAATATGTCTTGTCCGATAGGAGGTTATAACTGCTTATGAAAATCCAACAAAATCAAAAGAAATCGGTTAAAATCACTTGCTTTTTAACCAGAAATAGTGTATATTTAAGGAGTGAAATATGAAAGTCATCAAAGTAACGAAAGAGTATTTTCAGACCGAGGACGAGAAGGTTTATTTCTTCGAGCCTTTGGAAAAAGAAATATCTGTTGAGGATATGCAGAAGATTGTGGATGCAAACGAGAAATTAGTTAAGGAGTTAAAAGATGGAACAAATACCATTTCCAAACAAGAAGTATCAGATTATTTACGCTGACCCACCGTGGAGTTACAAAGATAAAGCGTTGGCTGGTAATCGAGGAGCAGGTTGCAAGTATCAAGTGCAAGAAAAAGATTGGATAGATAACTTGCCTGTTTCAGATATAGCAGATAAAGACTGCGTTCTTTTTTTGTGGGTAACTATGCCAAAACTAAACGAGTGCTGGGATCTTATAGAAAAATGGGGCTTTTCGTATAAAACAGTTTCTTTCACTTGGGTGAAAAGAAACAAAAAAAGCGGGAGCTGGTTTTGGGGTATGGGTCGCTGGACACGAGCGAATGCTGAACTGTGCCTGCTTGCCACTAAAGGAAACCCAAAAAGAATTAATGCTGGCGTCCATTCCGTTATAGACACACCAATTGAGGGACATAGTAAAAAACCGGATGAAGCAAAAAAAAGAATTATTGAGTTGGTTGGTGATTTACCCAGAATAGAGCTTTTTGCTCGGCAAAAGACCGAAGGATGGGACGTTTGGGGCAATGAAGTATGAAAATCTATAAAATCACAAAAGCAAGCGATTATCTTGGGGTGTCTATCAACACACTCAAGACGCTTGCCAACAACGGAAAGATAAAATCTTTCAAGACTACTGGTGAGCATAGGCGTTTTCGTCAGGAAGACTTAGACGCTTATATGGGAGTCGAGAAAGAGAAGCAAGAAAAGTTGACTGTGATTTATGCAAGATGCTCAACGGCAAAACAGAAAGAGAATCTTGAACGGCAGAAAGACAGGTTACGGAAACACGCAGAAGCCAAAGGCTACAAGTATGTTTTGATTGACGAGATTGCCAGTGGAATAAACGAAAAGCGGAACGGCATACATAAGTTAATCAAGATGTGTTTTGAAGGTAAAGTTGAACGGGTGCTGATTGAATATAAAGACAGACTTGCCCGATTTGGCTATGAATATCTTGATGCAATCTTTACGAATCTTGAAATCGAAGTAGAGATAATGGAAACCAAAGAAAAGAAATACGAAGAAGAATTAGCAGAGGATATTATGAAAATTCTTACCTGTTATTCAGCGAGATATTACGGGGCGAGAGGTGGCAGAAAGAAGAAAAATCAGGTTGAAAATATACCTGTCGAATCTAATGGAATTTGAAAAGGAAGTCAAAGTTCAAGCCAAAAGGAGGATGCCATGAACAAACAATACATTCACATCACCAAAGAGGGTGTACAGATGCCTATCCATTCGATGGAGAATAGTCACTTACAGAATACAATAAAATTGTGGTTACGTAAGTTACAACTTGCCAAAGATGTACTTGAGAATAAATGGAGTGCATTCGATAAGGCAATGTATTCATCTAATGAGGATGCTACAGATTCTGCTACAAATTTTATTGACTTCTTTAATGCCAATTTCGGTCGATATATAGTCGAGGCTGGTATCAGGGGGATTAAACTTGATGATTATTTTACTGAACTCAAGACTATCCTCGGTCGGGATAAAGAAGTCACTGATTTTTTTGGTAAATTAATCCGGACAAGAATCAGAGAGATTAAAGCAGACTATGACTCCACTTTCGATGATAACGGTCAGGAGTGATATTATGAATAAGTCAATATTTGCCAACACTCCAGCAGTATTCGCTACTCGTCCGCATTCGAGAGTAAGCGATAAGTATCTTTTTGTGCCGACGATCGACATAGTAGGTGAACTTGAGAAGCATAACTTTGTACCGGTTAAGGCTGTGCAGGATAAGTCAGTACAAAAAGGAAAACAGCGAGTACTTGACCTCTCAACTTGGGGCAAGCATATGGTCACTTTCCGGCACAAGGACAATTTGGATAACAGACTGAAATATGTGCCGGAGCTTTTGACCATTAATGCACATGACGGCAGGAACGCTTTTCGAGCCTTCCTTGGGTATTTTATTAAGGTATGCGAGAATGGGCTTGTCATGGGTGAGATAGAGACTCAGATCAGGGAAATACACTATAAATATGTACTCAAGCATGATATATTGCAGAAGCTGCAAGTCATGTACGAAAAAATTGAAGTAGCTAATCAGCAGATCAAAACTGCAGAATCTATCCGGTTGACAAAGCGTGAAATCGCTGCTTTTGCAAAAAAGGCACATCAGATCAGATTTGAGGGCAAGAAGAATACTAATCCTAATGATCTCTTAAAGGTACGCAGACCGGCGGATGATAATGACACACTATGGAGCGTATTTAATAGAGTGCAGGAAAATGTTATTAAGGGAGGCATTGACTATGTAGCCACTAATGGGACGGATCGATATGTACAGCCGACAAGACCATTAGCTAATATCAGGCAAAGCACGGCAATGAATGTTGCTCTATGGAGTTTGATGCTTCAGTACACAAAAAGAAAATGAAACAAAAGTATTTCATTGATAGGTATGGTAACACGTATGACAAATACGGTCGTGTGATGGAGTTCGCTGACCGTATTCTGTATACTAAAAAAGGGAAGCGTAGGAAAGTAGGCAACAGGACTGTTGCTATAAAAATAAAATAAAGGAGATATGTCAATGCTTAAGTACTTCATTTGCCCAGACGGGCAACAATCAGAGATAGCTACTTGTTTAGCGGATGGGGGCTGTCGTCTCAAAAAGAGATGTCTAACAAAATCAACATTAACATCTCTGGGAAAACAGCGCAAGTGGGCAGGGATACCATCAGTCACTCAACTTATCAGGGGGACAATGGAAGCATTTCTACTTATTACTGAGGATTATGCTGAAAGTCCGCAGGAAAGTACGTTTAAATTACTCGGTACGACTGTTCATAAGAATCTGGAAGAGAACGAGTTTGGAAATAGTCTTGCTGAAGGTGATCTCCAATACACAACCAAGGACGGCATATCAATGCGCCCCGACCTTCTGGAGACTGAAGATGGCTGGAATATTCTAACAGATTATAAGGTGTCGGGGTCATATAAAATAGCAAAGGCTATCGGTCTATACGCAGTCTTAGAAGAAGACACCAAAAATCAATACAAACAAAGGACTAATATCACAAATCCTGAGAATGGCGAGCAGATTACCAGACTGAAGGGAGATAATAAGTTAGTTAAAGTCTGGAAGCGTGACATTCGCAGACAGGACTGTCTTGATTGGATTAGGCAGACAAATTATTACCGGCTGGGTATTAATGAAATGGGCTTCGACGTGGATGAGATGAGAGTACAGGCTCTTGTCCGTGACGGCGGGTTGCAAATAGCCCAGCAGCGGGGATTGGATGAAAAGATTTATATGATACCAATCCCAGTACTTGATGATGTCGCTGTCCGTTCATATTTCGTTAGTAAGAGGACAGCTTTGCTTAAGGCTCTTGATGATGTGAAGTGTCTACAACCGTGTACTGATGAGGAGTCATGGGATGGCCGGAAATGTGAACAGTACTGTTCCGTGGCGGATAAGTGTGAGACTGGGCGTATACGTAGAACAAAATGGATGGGTGAACAAGCTTGATTATATCGAGTGGTGTGGTTCATAGTGATTTAACCTTGAGGGGGATATATGTGACTATCCCCTTCGAGGGAATCTTAAAGGCAGCGTTGAGAAAACTGACTCCATATAGGCAGACTAAGCTCAAGAATGAATACAGATCGGCCATGGATATAGTACTGTTGTCGATGATAGATAAAAAATATGTTATGATTATGGGAGAGCTTGGATATTTAAAGCTATCACAGCCCCTTATTGGTCATCTGGAGAGGATTCTTTTTCTATATACATTCACCGGAGTGCTCGATAAAAGAAAAATAATCGACCATAGTCTTTTTGCTTCGGTGCTGCATGACACGGGGCTGGTGAATGAAGGACTTGATAGGTTTGAAGAGAAAGATTGGTATTTCGGGGTTAAAGAGAAAATGAAGTATAACAGTATAACTTGTGTGGTGCTTGCTCATCGTGGGAGCTTCTTTAATGGAGAGATGATTTTAAGCACTGTACAGGGATCATCGATTGATAAATTATATAAGGTGTTGGGTGAGTAAAAATGTTCGACAATGGAAAATATTGTAAGGAACATCAAAAAGAATGGCGCAAGACAGAAAGAGGTAAAATAGCTATAAGGAAATCTGTAAAGAAATATAATAGTTCTACTAAGGGTAAAAAGACTCGTAAAGAATATATGAAGAGACATAGACAGGAGTTAAAGAAGGAAATTTTTTCTCATTATGGGGATCGCTGTGCTTGCTGTAATAAAAAGAAAGCAATAGAATTTCTTACTATAGATCATATTGGTGGTGGGGGTAATAAACATAGGCAAAATATAGGAGTTTATGCTGGTACTGCTTTTTATCGTTGGCTTAAGCGAAATAATTTTCCTAAAGGATATAGGATTCTCTGTTGGGATTGTAATTGTTCGATGGGTGCTTATGGGTATTGCCCGCATGAAAGGAGAAAATAGTATGGAAACGGCGTACATCTTATATCTGGCTGGTCGTCTGAGAGGGAACTGGCTGAGAGTGATATTAAATAGAAGGAAAGCAAGGCAATATGCTAAGCTCTTCTGGGAAGCTGGCTTTATAGTTTACAGCCCTCATCTTAATTCGGGCTGGCTCAATCATCCAAAATACGATAAATTTGTGATGGATGCGAATCTGAGAATACTTAAGATATGTGACGTGGTATTTGTAATGCCAGAATGGGAAAAATCAATTGGCACGAGAAGGGAAATAGCCACTGCATTGCAGAACAATATCAGACTCTATTTCAATAAAGAGACCATACTTAATAATCTCAAGACTGGAGTGATAAAAGATAATTGGAACATCGATTTAGAAAAATTATATCGAAGAATAGCAGATAAAATATGAAAAATTGTATTGCTTGTAGTAAAAAACTCAGAGGAAAACAAGAAAAATATTGTTCGGACAAATGTGCAAATTCTGATGCCAGAAAGAGATATAATAAGACTAAAAAGGGAAAGGAAGCCGGTAGAAAACATCATTTAAAGTGGATAAAAAATAATCCCATAAAGGCAAAGGAAAGTCAAGCTAATACTAAATTAAAAATAATATATGGTATTACTTTAGATGATAAAAGAAAGATGTATGATTCACAGTATGGGCGTTGTGCGATATGTATGGATGAAATACCAGTAATGAGTAAAGCTTGTGTAGATCATGATCACGTGACAGGAGAAATTAGGATGTTATTATGTCATCGATGTAATAGATGTTTAGGGTTATTACAGGATGATATTACAATATTAGATAGAGCAATAAGATATTTAAAAAGTTATAAGGAGAAATAATATGTTAGTGTACGACATAGAATGTGTACGTCCTCCAGTAGCAAAAGTTAAAAAACCTAAATATGAATATGCATCAGGATGGGAAGACTATAAAGGTATGGGAATTGCAGTACTGGCAATATATGATTATATGTCAGATAAGAAGAATAAAGTCTTGATGTTTACTGAGTTGGACTTTCAGAGTTCGATCCATATGGAATATTTGATTACACTATTTACTACAGCAGACTTGATTGCGGGGTTTAATATAAAGAAATATGATAACAACATGCTCAGGGCGCATGGGATTCCGATTGGTGACGAGTCCAGTTATGATATATTGGAACAACTATGGTTTGCGAGTGGACTGACCAAGAATTTTGACAAGACGACACATAGTGGGTTTAGTCTTAGCAAGGTATTGTCTGTCAATTTTCCGGATGAGGGGAAATCTATGGAGGGCAAGGATGCCCCGTTCATGTGGCAGGATGGCAAGCATAAGGAAGTTATCGACTACTGTATCCACGATGTGAAGCTGGAAACAATGCTGCTGGATAAGATATTTGCCGAAGGAGGACTTATCAGCCCCAAGACTAAAAAATTCGTCAAGATGCCAATACCGAGGTCGAAATGAAAAAATGTAAATATTGGCCAACAGATGATGAATTTTTTGGTCTTTGTCATATGGGATCAGAAATAAGTGGGGATGGAAAACCCTGTACTGATAAGGATGAGAAAATGTGTGAAAATAATAAAGATAATAAGATGATCATATTAGATGAGGATGATGGGGAGATTGATTGATGGGTGATCTACATAAAAAGACCACGGGCAAACTCAACTGGAATCTCATGCCCTTTGAAGAATTGGAAGAGGTTATGAAGGCCATCCAATTTGGTGCAGACACCTATCAACCGGACGGATGGAAGCAATCACAAGATCCGTTTGAGTTTTTTGCTGCGATAATGCGACATATTACTGCGTGGAATATTGCGGTAGGTAATCAGTTCGCTCTTGAAGATTTGGATTCACGTCTTAATCACATGGCTCATGTGGCAGCAAATGCTCTATTTCTTTTGTACTTTGACAAAAGGAGACGTATTGATGATGAAAAAATGTCCAAAGACAAGATGCTTAAAATGCTTAGAGGTGATAAAGGACAGAATTAGAAGACAGCTTCTTCTCAACTTTGCTTTGACTGGGGATGAGGATATCCTATTTCTTTTGAGGAGATTGTAAAATGGTGTTTTGGTATATTGTGGCTGGTATGGGGATAATAGGAATAGTGGGGTGTATTATACTTTACAAAGTGGGTTTCCGATAATGTTTGATAAGAAGGAATACAACAAAAATTATAAACAATCTAAAAAATATAAGGATGGTAGAAAATTATATAAGCAGTCTGAGCACGGTAAAAGAATTGTAGCCTCTGTTAGTAAAAGATATAGAGATAAACGAAAGTTAGAAGTAATTCAATATTATGGCGGGAAGTGTGAGTGTTGCGGAGAATTTAATATAAAATTTCTTACTATAGATCATGTGAAGGGTGGGGGTAATAAACACCGGAAACAGTTGGGTGTGGCGGGAAGTTCTTTTTATTCTTGGTTAATAAAAAATGAGTATCCCAAAGGATTCAGAGTTTTATGTTTTCAATGTAATTGTGCGATAGGAATTTACGGAATTTGTCCACACGAGGAAGATAGTGAAAATTTTAAAAAGTTTTAGAAAAAAAAGAACTCAACAAATGAAAGCCAAGATACATATATACTATCGTCGTCATTATGAAATAAAGATAACAACGGCAATATCAGGATTTGAGCGTGATATCGAGCGTCTGCGTACTCAGATGGAAGATAATAGGAGAAATTATGAATCTCGGTGCGATAACATGTCTGCAACTTTTAAAACGGAAATCGATAACTTACATATCTTCTATAAAAAGGAATTTGATATCGTCCGAGATCAGGAAAAATCAAAATGGCTTCCCGTGGTTGGGGAAAGAGATACTCAAATCCAAAAACTCCAGCAACGAATTAATGACAATGAAGGACTCTATTATTCCCTTAGAGAACGAGAGGCCGAACTGGATGCACTCACGAAGACTATAGCTATTAAGTTTAATGCTGGAAATAAATTGATCACTAAGGGAGTTCAGTCTATTGAGACTGCTGTACATACGGAGATAGACAGTTATAATAGGAAATATCTAAAATCGAATGTGAAGATATTGGAAGCACTCAAGGAGAGAAAAGATTGAGCAAATTAATGAATGATTGTGATATTCTGTGGAGTAGGTGTGTAAAGATTAGGGCGCACAATAAGTGTGAAATATCGGGTGGAGTAGCAACCAATTTTCATCTTGAGTCTCATCATGTATTTGGTAAGAGTACACCGGCTTTGAGATATGATCTTAGGGGTGGGATATGTTTGACATTTACAATACATGAGTTCAAGATGCATTCGACTGATCCTAAGATAGCTAATAAATACAACAAGAAGGCTGAGGAGAGACTAATAGCTCGTGAGGGGAAACAGGTCATCGAGGAATTAAAAGCTCTCAAGAATCAGCCATACTGTAATTTACGTCAAATTAAAAAACAATTACAGGACGAATTAAAAAGGTTGCAAGAGAATGTTTGATAAAAAATCTTATATGAAGGAATATAGGAAAACTAAAAAATACAAAAAAGCTCAAAAAGAATGGGGTAAAAAATATCGGCGTACTAAGAAATATAGAGATTATTTACAAACAGAAAAAAGTAAAACATTAAGGTCTAAAATAGCTAAGAAAATAAATCATAAATTAAAACAAGAAGTTATCTCTCATTATGGTGGAAAATGTAAATGTTGTGGAGAAGACCACTGGGAATTTTTAACGATAGATCATGTTGGTGGTGGCGGAGCGGAACATAGAAGAAAGATTGGTGGGGGTAATAAAATATATTATTGGCTGCGTAAGAATAATTATCCAAAAGGATTTAGAGTTTTATGTGTAGGTTGTAATTTTAGTTTGGGGATGTATGGGTATTGTCCTCATCAAAAGGAGCTTGAAAATGGGTAAGTTTGCGCTGGAAGGTAAGGACTTAATATGTCCGGAGTGTGGGGGTAAGGCCAAACTTGTCGATAGCAAAAAAATATATAGTAGTGGCAGTTATGGTCTATCATGGGTGTGTGAGAGATTTCCTTATTGCGATACATATGTTGGATGTCATAAGGGAACGACAACGCCTCTTGGGACGCTGGCTAATTGGAAGATTAGAAAGGCACGGAATAGGGCACATGCAGCACTTGATCCGCTCTGGCAAGAAGGAGATTATGACCGAGGGGAGCTGTACAGTGAGCTTGGGATACAGATGGGTAAGATTCCTCTCCATGTCGGAGAGCTTACTGTTGAAGAATGTGAAAAGCTCATTAAGATCATAGGGGAACAATATGAAGTGTAAGATTAGATTGTCAGGTAAGATTGAATTATTGAATCTGGCCATGAGTAAGCATTTGACGACCGGCTTACCATTGAATTATTGTTATAGTGGTTTCAAGCGGATTATACTTGAGGATGCTGTGAATCAGGACGTTAAACTTGGATCAGAGATAGTATGTAAAATAAAAGATGGTGGGGAGGAATATAAGATATGGGTGAAGAGGGAATTAAAAAGCAAGCGATAATCGTTGTCGGTAATTATACACTAAATATCACTCCTGAGGAAATGGTCAAGCTTGAGGAGATTAGAATACCTCAATCTGCTGTGGGACTCATGCCTAAGGAGAAATGGGAACGGATAAAAGAAAATATTCGTAAATTTGTGATTGATACAAAAAAAGAAAGTCCTCCATATTTTATTACTGCGATCGTGTGGTATGACGATCCGGAGACTATGGAATATGTGATGAAAATTGTTTATGCAGGAGATATGCAAGATGAAAAAGTTATTAAGAATATTGATGTTGATAGGGAGCGTGTTGATAGTTCTGGCGATGATATTTAGTGTCTGGTATACTAAGATATTATCATATGAGTGGTATGATATAATACTACGAGTAGCCCTAACTTGGATAATCATTCATCTGGTTCACCTGAGTGGTAGAATGGCTGATTTCAGGATCAGACTGGAGTTTGCTAAGAATGATATGATTTATCGTTTTAGAGTTTTTATGAAAGAAGTTGTTAAGGACTTGGAGAAGCAAAAATCAACTGGAGTGTCAGCTCCTCCGCCTGAGAAAAATGATGACAAGTTGCAATAAAATCTTATAAAGAAGCAGCTATTAAATATTTTGGTGAATTTGCGAGGATTAAGTGACTTTTATTGGTATTGATACTGGTCGAGATGGTGCAGTAGCTTTTTTAATTGATAAAGAGAATTTTGTATTTCCTATGCCATATAAGGACAGATGGGTTGATGTTGTGATGTTATCAGACATCATTAGACGAACATACGTCGGAAATATATATGGTGTTGTTGAGGCCATCCGGATGCAAAGAGCAGGAGAGGGAGTAACATCATTTTTAATTAATTATGGGAAAATCTTAGCTACACTGGAGCTTTTGCCGGTGCGGTATCAAGAGGTCTTCCCGATTACATGGAAGACATCATATGGGCTTATGGGTAAACCCAAAGCTGAATCAGTCAGAATAGCTCAACTTATGTATCCAGATCGAACATTTGTAACACCAAGAAAGAAATTACTTGACGGTCAAGCTGAAGCACTGTTACTGGCGGACTATGCTCGACAGCTATATAGGAGAGAACATGGTTTTTGATCAGAAAGAATATAATAAAGAATGGTTTAAAACGGAGAAGGGAAAAAATATTAAACATAAATATCAATGTTCTGAAAAAGGTAAAAAAGTACAAGAACGATATAGACAATCAGAAAAAGGATACAAATCACGTATTTTGTATGAAAGAAGACAAAAATATGATGCTATAACTATATATGGTGGAAAATGTAAATGTTGTGGAGAGGACAGACTTGAATTTCTTTGTATTGATCATATAAATGGTGGCGGAAACAAACACAGAAGGGATAACAAATTGAGTACTGGAGTTGTTACTTATCGTTGGTTAAAGAAAAATGGATATCCCAAAGGATTTAGGGTATTATGTTTAAATTGTAATGGATCAATTGGTTTATATGGGTATTGTCCTCATACGAATAAAAAGAGGTTATTATGAAAATCCAAAAATCAATAATGTCGTTGTTGGGGGCAATATGGATAACAATGATATGCTGTTTGTGTTGTGAAAAAGATGTTCCCAGAGAGGGATATTTAATTAGTAAGGAGTTTATTCCTGCTCATAGCAGCACGACGCTCATCCCTCGTACACATAAGACTGGGAAAGTTACAACTACAACATTTACTCCCATGGTACTTCATACACCCGATCAATTCTTGTTTCGATTGAAGGATAAAAAAGGTAAGCTATTTGATATGGATGTAAAGACGGTAGAAGAGTATGAAAGTATTGAAATGGGCGACTACTATAAGGAAAAGACCGATGGATAAAGTGATCATTACAAGACCGATAATAGGAATTTGCTGGATGCAGGCATGCGTTGAGGACGGTGTATCGGATGAGGAGATTTTGAGTGAATGTAATCGCCTCAATCCGGCTGGTACGCAGCTTGGCTGGTCGAGGATTTATCAGGATGATGAGGAACAGGAAAAAACTTTCCGTCCCGTGAGGTGTAATGATCATTCGAACCGGCGACATGTCATCTTAGTTTGTTAACAACTCCAGTAGGAGTTTAAATATAAAAAAGGAGGAGCATATGATAGTATTGTTTATCATCTTCGCTATAGCTGCGATCCTTGCGTTTATATATGCAAGAAGAGGAGATCCGAAAGATTCAACATTAAGTAATGGCATTGGTATTGGTAGTGCTATAGTTGCAGTATTCTTTTTCATCATGTCAACTTTCTACATCATAGACCCAGGCGAGATAGGCATTGAGGTCATATTTGGTGAGATCGTGGATCAGGCAGAAAATGGGATACATGCGAAGAATCCCTTTGCGTCGGTCGTTAAGTTTGATGTAAAGACGCAGAAAGAGGATCACAATAAAACTGAGGGTACATCTCAGGACTTGCAGCTCATTATAGTTGACTGTACTGTTCAGTATAGAATCGACTATACGAAGATTAAAGACTTGTATTCCAAAGTTGGTGAAGATTATTCAACCAAAATAATTGAACCGGCTATAAAGGATGCAGTTAAAGCATCAACAGCCTTGTTTAAAGTTGAGCAGATCGTTGTCGAGAGAGCGAAGCTTAAGAAAGTTATTGAGGATGCACTGAAGGAAAAATTATCCAGATTCTACTTAGAGCTTCAGGATTTTCAGATAACGGACATCGATTTTTCGAAGGAGTTTAACAAGGTTGTTGAAGAAAAGCAGCTTGAGGAACAGAAAGTAAAAACTGCTGAATATCGTAGGCAGCAAGCCGAGAAGGAAAAATATCTCAGGAAAGTAAAATGAAACTCAGGTATCGTATAAAGGAGTGGATATTCAAGAAGTTCTGGCCTGATGAGTGGAGACAGACCAGAACTATTCCGATTGAGGAGAAATATATTATTTATGAGATGACTTTTGATGTTGTGGAGATGAAGAGAGAAAAAATCATTTCACCGGTGGAAGTATCACATCTCAAACCCGCAGATTATGATTTTCTTAAATATAGAATCACTCAGGAACTCATACAGAGTATTCTCGATGAGATAAAAAAAGATATCATGAAGGAAAATTGTACTTTGCCTTTTGACAGAGGGGGCGGGTATAGGATCACTTTGTGGTATCCAACTTTAAGGAGAAGAAACTAATGTTGCATGCAGAGAAACAGGATGTAAGATTAATTCATATCGTATGTGAACCGAATGATATGACTCGGTATGATTTTTTTGTGATGGAATATCATGATGATTTTTTGATTATGCCTTGTGAATCAACATTCAAAGTTCCAAATCGGCTTAATAAATGGGATATAAGAAGTGTAGCTAAAAAAATCAAAGAAGAAGGACTTAAATATCCTGAGATTGGTAAATTTGGGAATGATCTTTATAAGAGTCATGATGTCAATCCTAATACAACCGTGCAGATAGCATTAGCTATTTATGAAGTCTGGAAGGAGGTTTTGTCATGAGAGGACTATTAGTTGTAATAATGATGTGTTTTGTGATTGGTTGTTCGGGTCAAGCAGATAGAAAGGCGATGATGGATGCTCAGGATGAATGTACAAAGAGAGGATTTAAGGCTTACATCGAGAAGAGTTCCTGTGGCTGTACATCCGACCATGTAAAATGTGTCACTCCTGAAGAATATGAGAGGTTAAGCAAATGAAGATATTTATGTGCAGAAGGCGAGCAATTGAAGTTTTGTTTCCGGATAGACTCTGCATTGAATGCCATAGGAGACATCTCAGTACTGCGGAGTCACATGACGGTGTAAAAGTATGCCAAAATCTAAATCTTACTCTTATTTATGACGAGGGGAAAGAGGCCGATAGAATGGCAAAGACAATTAGGAAGATTGCAGGTACTATAAACAAACAACCAAAAAAGAAGAAATGACATCGGAAGAGATATTAAGTAATATGTTTAAAACTGTTGATGATATCAGATATGGAAATAGGCCAAGGCCATTATATAAGTGGAGTGATGGTATCTATAGAATAATACCTCAACCAGAACCGAGACTTGACTTGTTGGATTTTGGTCAATTAGAGTGGATTGATCCTTATCCGGAAGATGATAGGCTTATGAAGGCCAGAGATTGGTATGATGCACAGATTATTAATGCTTGGTGTTTACCAAAAGATATATTGTCATGAAGAAAATCTATGATTATATGTGTAAGAACTGCTGGCACTCGTGGAGGGACAGGCGCAATTTTACCAGTTGCCCCAAGTGTAAGAGTACAAACATCGACAAAAAAGAGGACGATCTTTGGGAAGGTTAATACAAAGAGGAATAAACAGAGAGTAGAAAAAGCGGGAATGTGGGATGGGAGAGCAAGATGAAGGATATAATATTTACAAGTTATCATGCTCCAATTACTGGTGCTTCTCATTTTGAAGAAGGTACTGATCCGGAGACAATAAAAGGACATTGGTGTGAGGATGAAAGTCCCTATTATATGACAGTACCTTATCAATTGCGGGACAGATTGATTTCATTACTTAATGCTATAATAGATGAGAGGAGTAAAAAAGATGCGGTCGCAAGACGAGATAGTAAAAAGGATAAAAGACCTCGAAAATGATGACATGTTTGGCTTTCAGAGGAATGATATGCTTGAGCATCTGGACTTTGATCATGCCAAGCAATTTCTGAAGGATAGATCAACTGAGGCAGAATGGGAGAAGGCAAGAGCAAAGAAGACTCCCAAAGAATTTATGATTGAATATATGGAGTTTGCATGGGATAAGGCTAATGAGAAGAGAGGTCTTTCTGCTATGCGGAGTATGGAACATTATAGGGCATGGCTATGGCTCGACGGTGACGATGTAATATGGCCAGAGCTGCGGGCTTATACTTTCTATGGTAAGCCTCATCTCATTAGGATATGTCATTATCTCAGCATTGATCCAACACAGTTTGATGATGGTATAAGGGAGAATGAATGATGGGAGTATCAGCAATACAGCCTCATCCTGAATATGCCAGAGGTTTTTATGATGGGCACAATGCGGGCAGGATGGAAATGATAGAGATGCTTGCTAAGCGGGATATGCTATCTGATAAGCCACTTGTAACAGTAAAGATAGAAAATATAAATGATCCCAAGCTTATCTGGGTCATGCTAAAGAAGATAATAGGATATAAATGGAGAAGCTTACAGAAGAGACTCTTACTGAAATAGAAGAACAGGCTGATTGGGTTGAGAGCCACAGAGAGATCAATATTGATGCTAAGGTAAAGATTTTATACGACCTTGTAAAAGCACTTATTAAAGCAATAAGAGGGGGACTAAATGGATGAAAATTTATTAACATGTTGGTGTGGGTCTAAGCACTGGAAAGTACACAATGGTTATTTGGAATGTGTTAAGTGTACTGAAGAGGTGAAGTTTTCAGCAACGAGATTCGATGTGGAAAATATTAGTCTTAGTCTCAAGCTGAATAATGGAACAAGAAGGGTAAACCTTGCTAAGGGTACAAAAATTGATGTGAAGGCGTAATTATGGCAGTTCAATGTCGCAATACATATTGTAAATATCAGGATAAGAAAAAGATGTTTACATGTGTATTACTTAAATGTGTTCTTGATTATGAATTTCCGAACAAACCTGATAAAGACCGGAATCGGGAACATGTAAATAAAGGGAAGAGGATGTTCAAAAAATGAATCAACAAGAAGAAATGTTTCATCAGTGGAAGAATACGTGTGATTCAATTGGTTTTCTCAGGGGAGTGATACAAAATGATTTTAATAGAATGCTTGAGGATGGTCATATAACTAAACCAATGATCGCTGCCGGTATCGTAGAGTTTCAAAATAATTATGAACGATTGACCAGTGAGTTATACAACCTCAAGGTCAAGATAGTCGAATTTCTCACGGAGAAAAGTAAGTAATGCCTTCGTGCAGGTGTGATCTTAGCCCAATAATGGAGGATAAAGGAATGTTTTGTGGACAATGTCAGAAAGAATTAACTGAGTGTACATGTACAGACCTCAATGATAGGATGAGGGACGCTTCGGACAGTGAATTTTTCGCAGCCAAGTGGTGTATGAAATGTGACTGTTACTATACTCGATGTAAATGTGAACATCCGGAATGGGCGATTAGGAGTGGGGGAAAACTTATTAAACTGGTAACTACAGAGGAGCTGAAGCAGAATTAATGGGAATCATGTTTAATGTAAACCATTATGTCAAGATACAGTTGACGGATCGGGGACGGGAAATTTTGAAAGAATATTCCCCTTATTTGCATCGTACCCTCAAGGACAAGGAAGATAAAGACGGCTGGAGTAAGTGGCAGCTCTGGGTCGTTATGGAAATATGGGGAGGCAGCATGCATAATGGTTGTCAAATTCCTTTCAAGACTGATATTGAAATTATGGGGGGATAATATGGTATGTCCGATGTCTTTTAATGATAATCCGACCAGAGAGTGTCATAAAGAATGTGCGTGGTATCTGGATAGAGATCATTCTATAGATGGAGAGGCAGGGTGTAGTATTATGACAATAGCCAGATGCCTTGTAAGTGTAACTGGGGAGCTTCGAGACATATCCTCGAATGTCCGAGACATCCGGAGTATGATGTAAAGCAGCCCCGCCCTCTGTTTCCTTGGTACTTCCTTTGGGCAGGTTGCGGAAAGGCAGCCGAAAATAGCTTGAGGGTGTCCAGAGGCCAAGGGAAACAATAGGGAAAGGTACGGGGAGGCTGGAGAGGTATATGAAAATTCCTAAATGTAAATATTGTTTCTATTATGTAATACCTTCAGACTCTATGTTTGGTGGTTGGTTTTTTGATTCAAAAAAGATTAAAGTTTGTGCATATAGTCCTGAAGGTGCAGTTAATAAATATTTAAGAAAAAGTCAGGCATTTTCTGAAATAGGACATTATGCTTCTCATACTACTTCACAGTGGGGTAAATTTAGGGTAACTCCAGTTGATAAACATTTTGAGCGTTTTGCAGTATATATACATTAAGAGGGTACATGAAACCAAGCAAGTATATTAATATTACTCTAAAACTCGTGGAGACCGATATAAAAAATGGAGCATGTGAAGGATGTTTCCTTGCGCAGGATTACGGATGTGGGCTTCATCCTAAGAAGGAAACTTGCGTTGATCCGGATCATAAAGAAATTAATTACATATATAAGAGATTGAAAAATGCGAGAAACGGTAGAAATAAAAATAGAGAGGGAAACTGAGTTCCTGATTGTTAATGTAGTGCCGACGTTTAGGGACTTAGAAGATGATCTGGATGAGTGTAGGTGTCCTCACTGTGGACTTATGGTGAGATATCCCGTGATAGCGAGGGAGAGTGATATTAAGGCACTCGATCAATTAATTGAGGCGACAAAGGGATATATGCGTGATCATGGGATTGATACAGGTATAGTTAGGGAAATCTTAGAAAGATGCCTTAATCGGATTAGGGAGAATAAATCCAAGGTAGTAGTATGAAGGTAATAATAGAAGTCAAGGAAATAATGGTAGGTTCTAATAAGTACATGTTTACGTCTAATGGCAGATCGTATATATTTTATAAGGATGAAGTACAGCCACTTAGAGAGAGAAAAATTTTGAACTGGGCTAAGGCTAAGGAAGAGATTTGCGAAAAGAGGATAAATTTATTCACTGATTTTATGGGTAGATTTGATAGTGATAAAGCCAAAGCAGAGGCATATGGTGATTGTATTAAGATAATAGAGACCAATATAAGGGGGGGACTATGAGTGATGTGATGGTTAGAATACCAGTACATGTGATACAGGAAATCAAGGAGCATCTGGAGAATATTCGTCATCCCAAGGTAGAATATAATAAGAATGCCGAAAAAATGAAAGATGCAGTAATAGATAATGTGTATGATGAAGCAGGTTATATCCAAGACCTCTTAAACCAAAATGGAATAGAACAGTAGTTGCCAGAAAACATTCCACTATTTATTTATACAGTAAATAGTAAAAAGGAGTGTTTTCATGGCGACGGATCAGGGAAAAACAGAAGAGAAGCCCCTTACCCAGTTAGAGAAGCGATTCGTCCTCGAATACCTTATTGATTTTAATGGAACAAGAGCCTATCAGAAGATATACAAGGTTAAAAAGGCCAATGTAGCAGCAGTCTCTTGTAGTAAATTATTAAGAAAGGTTAATGTTAGGAAGGAAATCGAGGCCAAGGCTGATGAATTATTAAGGGATAAGACAGGGCTAACCCTCAGGGCAAGGAAGGAAATAGAATCACTGGCATTCTCAGACCTTCGGGAGTATTTGGATTATGATAGAGATGGGAATGTTAAGCTTAAAGACAGAATCCTTAACTCAACGGACATAGACACCAAACCTATCTCCGCAATAGAGATAACGTCTAACTTACTACCGGACGGAACTACACAGCAGAAAATCAAACTAAAATTATGGGACAAGAACCGAGCACATGATATACTTGGTCTTCACCTGTCTTTGGCTAAGAGGCATGAGTTGTCTGGGATCAATGGTAAGCCCATAGAGTTTAATAATATAGATGCCTTAAAGCAAAAAATTCTTGATCGTTTCATGAAACTCACGGAAGAGGAACAAAAACAGGAAAAAGATAATAATGTCTAAGCTCAATCTAAATACAGCTTCTCTGGCGCAGGTTCTTATAGCTCTTCCATATGTGGAGAGAATGAAGATGCTGCGGAAACTTACGGATGAGGATTTCATGGGGCTATATTATGATTGGTCTTTCTGGGCGAGGAAAAATCAATTAGAACCGGTAGAATTGCAGCAGATAGATAAGTTTATCTGGCTGGTACTGGCCGGTCGTGGTTTTGGTAAGACAAGAACAGGTGCAGAATGGGTCATCGAAAAAGTAAGGAATCATGGGTATAGATATGTTACCCTTGTTGGAGCGAATGCAACTGATGTAAGAAAGATAATGATTGAAGGAGAAAGCGGAATACTTCAACATTCCCCGCCTTGGTTTATGCCGACATATGAACCTTCAAAAATGATTCTTTATTGGCCGAATGGAGCAGTAGCCAATATCTATTATGGGACAGAACCTGATTCTTCACGTGGTGCACAGTCAGACCTTGTATGGATGGATGAGTTAGCTAAGTGGAAATATCCTCAGGATACATATGATAATATCATGCTTGGACTCCGTCTTGGTGAGAATCCACTCTGCATGGTATCTACTACTCCAAAACCAACCAAATTTCTTAAGTCAGTAATTAATGATCCCGCAACAGTAGTCACGGCAGGGAATACATACGAAAACATGGATAATCTCGCTGCTCCGTTTATTCATACAGTCATCAGAAAATATGAGGGTACAAGGATTGGCAAGCAGGAACTTTATGCGAAACTACTGGATGATAATCCCAATGCCCTTTGGAAAAGAAAATGGCTTGATGATTACAGGATATCACTTGCAGCTCCGTGTCATAGAATAGTTGTTTCAATAGACCCTGCAGGTACAGAACCTGAGGAAGGAAAGGAAGCCACTGAAAATGGAATAATTGTTGTGGGAGAGGGTCGCGCACTTGAGGGTATGAGAAATAGAGATATGACTCATTATTACGTATTTGAAGACCTTTCGTTGCAAGCTTCACCCGATGGATGGGCAAGAGAGGCACAGGCAGGATATAATAAGTTTAAATGTGATGCATACGTTGCAGAGAAAAACTTCGGCGGAGCGATGGTCAAGTCCACTATCCGCAATGTTGATAGGAATAATACAGTACATGTAATCACGGCCAGTAGAGGTAAAACTCTTAGAGCAGAGCCGGTGTCGGGATTATATGAGCAGGGAAGAGTACATCATGTGGGGACATTTGGATTACTTGAGGATGAACTCTGTGAATGGCAGCAAGGTCAAAAATCGCCAAATAGACTTGATGCTTTGGTACATGGTATCAATTTTTTAACGGGACAGGATTTATATGCTCCAGCTCCGGATACGAGCAAGCATAATAGACCTCAATTCAAATCACAAGTAATGGGAGTAAAATAATGCCAGAAAGAAGAGTTCCAGTAGAGGTATTTAGTCGAGTAGTAGGATATTTTAGGCCAATAAATCAGTGGAACAAGGGCAAAAGAGAGGAATTTAATGAACGGAATACATTCAACATTAACAGTGATTATTATAATGAGATATTGCAGCCGACTCAAATTCAGAGTCCATTGTTTATAGAGAGGAAGGATGAAGTCATTACTCAAAATGATGTTCTACCGGAAAGGTAGACTGTTTATGCCGTATGTTTATGCATTCATGTTCCTAAAAATGATATATATTTATATGTGGGTTCGTTTGCTTTCTCCTCTGGGCAATGTAAACAAAGTCAATATATCCGATGTTCTTATGGAAATATTGTTTGCAGAGATTATAGTACTTGTAAAGGTTGCTACTTGGGGACAGAAAGATATTTTCTTTGAAGGTGAGGAAAAACGTGGTATCAAGGCTTTAAAAGATGCAGCAGGTAGTGTTGCAGATATCCCAGATGAAATGAAAGGTAAATAATATGCCAGATAAAAATAAGATAACAAAAGTTAATAATGAGGTATTGCTCAATGAGTTGACATACCTTGGTCTGTATAGAACCCTCAGTAATATACTGCCGTATACGTCTGAAAGAATACCGGCGCAGTACAAGAGAATGAGAATGTATCCCATGTGTTGGCTGGGGCTTAATTTTATAAAGCTCGGATTGCCGACAGTTCCGCCCGTGTTTGAGGGAGATGATGATAATGATGAGAAGACTATTACTGAAGCTCTATTCAAGCGATTCTGGGTGAAGCTCATCAATGAAGCATTGGAACAGCTTGAATTTGGATGGAAACCGGCAGAAATCTTGTGGGAATATGGGAAGCTGCCATACTTCAAAGTTGATCCGGACACAGGAGAAAAAGAAAAGAAGATATATGAGGGACTTTTACTCAGACCGCCAAAGGGTCTTGATCCTGAAACAGTACGTATTTTAACAGAGCCATTAACTGGGAATTTTAGTGGATTTGAACAGTATGGAGTTGAGCAGAAGATTTTACATACAGATCATAAAGCTCTGCTCTTCACACATATGCTGGAATCTGGGAATTTTTATGGGATATCAGCCCTTGAACCTGCATATTCTTACTGGTTTGATGCTTTACTTAATAGACAGTGGCACATGAGATGGCTGGAGAGAATAGGTGTTGGTGTTTTGAAGGGTCTATACCCAGTCGGTACTACAGAGGTTGGGGAGACAGTAAAAGATAATCAGGACGTCATACTTGAACTTTTGACGGGGATAATAGAAGGTCGTGTGGTATCAATCCCATCAAAGAGAGATGACAAAGGTAATCTGCTCTGGGACATAGAATACCTTGATGCAGAGGATAGGACTGATCCTTTCGTGACGAGGGCAAGATACATTGATGAGGCGATTCTCAGGGCATTCATTATTCCAGAAAAGGCACTTACACAGGGAGAAGTTGGTGCGAGGGCTTCAGTAGAAGCATATCAGGATATATTTGTTTCCAGAAAAGAGCAGCTTCTCGATGCAATAGTGACTAAGATAGATGAGGATTTGGTGCAGCCATTCGTTAAGATGAACTTTGGCGAGGATGTTGAGGTACATGTTGCATCGGGTGAGTTCAGTGATACGAGTAAGGATATTACTAATAAACTGGTAGAGACACTCGTTAGCAGTGGCAAGCTCAAAGTCCCGACACAATATCTTATTGATAAGACATCTATTCCATTTGAAGAGGTTGAGGAAGAAGAGCCGGAAGTACCTGAAGAAGAACAGGTTGATGAAAACGGTGTTCCCATTGATGAGAATGGAGAGCCGATCCCGCCAGATCAGATGAAAGAGCAGAATGGGAAAGAGGCTAAAACTCCCAAGACTAACGGCAAAAAAGAGGATGCTGTTGTAGATAGAAATAACAAACAAGATCAGAAAGGAGCTGACAAGGGAAAAAAGGAAAAAAAAGAAAAGGAAGAGAAATTATCTGAGGGAAGGTGGCGTGCTTTCAATAAGCTTGAGCAGCGATATAACTTCTCATCTATTGAATCATTCCTTGACTCTCGGAGTACTCAATTTCAGGCAGACCTTAGAGAAGAACTCGTGACACAGGAGAATAGAATAATTGATTATATCAAGGCGAGCTATTCTCCTGATGCTAAGTTTGTGAAGGTTGTGAAGGACATAGAGGTACGGGATTTCACGATCAAGAGGCTTTTTAAGGAGTTTTTGCAAGATATATACAGTAATGTCTATTCCAACGTGAAAGCGGGAGTAGAGCGTAAGACGAGAATGGCTTCAACTGATACATCCAATCAGTTCATCCAGTTTCGTATTAACGTGACTGCAGACAAATTGACGTCTGACTATGAGTCCATGATCAAGTATCAGCTCTCATCTGATCTCGGATCGAGGCTTTCCTTAAACGAGATAGTTGACAGACTCAAGTCTGCAATCACAGGGTTCATTTCCGACACCAAATTACAGAATATATCTGAGACTGAAATAGGCTTTACTCTGGGCAAGGCTTTTGAGGATTATCTGAGGGAAAATGCCAAGGCCATAGCACTCGGACTACTCGGTGCAGGGAAAGAGGTCACAAGGGTAATGTTCTCTGCTATTATGGATAAGGTGACATGTCCTCTATGTGAAAGGCTGGACGGAATAGTGGTTGATGTAGACTCAGCAACTCGATCAAAGTATGATCCGCCTCTACATTATATGTGCCGGTGCGCTTGGTTGCCAGTGACAAAGGATGACATCGACGATCCTGATGTTATAGGTACTGATCTTACGCTTGGATCGAAAGGAAAACCAATTACCATGGACGAGGTTGCTGCGCTGCTGGGAGATAATCTGAAATTTAAACTTTTCTCTGAGCATACACACGTACACAAAGTAGAACAGTTACCCGTCATGGGCTTTGTTAATCAAAATGGGATCAGGAGGTTTTCAATACTCAAATGAAAAACAAGACTCTTATAATTATATTGATCTTTTCCCATACACTGGCTGCAGCTTTGACGGGATATATAGTTTATGATTATATGGACAAGGACATTGTACAGCCAGTTGTTACTCCGGTTGTTTCCAAGCCCGTAGAGAGGCCAAAGGACATCACTTTTGAACAGGCGACGGGCTTTCTCTGGCATTATGATCATGACCCAGTAAAAATTGACTGGAAGACCTTAGATCAGAAGGGTGATACTTTACATGTGGGGATTAAGGGTAATTTATTTCAGAGAGATTTTTCTCAGGAAGCATGGTTGCCAATAACAGTTGAATCACAGAATTGGAAAATAGGACTGGGCTTTACCTTCGGAGCTGCTGCAGTGGTAGGTGGAATCTGGGGAATGCATAAGCTCGGCTGGTTGAAATTTTAGGGGGAATATCATGGCTTGGAATACCATATCGCCTATTAATCTGATTGTTAAGGGTAAGTGGATGGTATATACTTACCTTAATAAGCTCATTGAAAATTGTCAATATCTTTATGATAATATGGGTGGAACTGGCGGTGGTGGTGACATGTATAAGGCAGAATATGATCCTGATGATGACGGGGTTGTAATTGCAGCAGATATTGCAAGAGCACTTGATGGAGCTGTTACGGGGAGTTATGTTACAGCAGAAGAAGTTTCAGATGCTGTTAATGTTCTTCCAAATTTAATGTTGTCTTCCAGATTAGCTGGTAATGTAAAGAATTATGGTGCAAAAGGAGATGGTTCTACTGATGATACTACTGCAATTCAAAACGCACTAAATGCACATTTATCTGTTTATTTTCCTTCTGGAAATTATATATCAAAAAAATTAGTTCCTATTGATGGCCAAGTTATTTTTGGAGATGGTTATTCTTCTCAAATAACTTTAAAAACTGGAGAAACATCAACTTCATTATTTGATGGGACTGCTCCTGCTGTAAATGTCAGATATTCAAATTTACGACTGTACGGAGGGGTGGCCACTTCATTTAAGGCTGTGACTTCTGCAGGGAATAGAAATGGTATCACTGTTGCTTCACAAAAAATAACTAAAATTGATAATGTTATAATTTCAGGATTTGATCTTAAAGGAATCAATACTTATGATCCTGCAAGAGATAGACTAACACATTTATCTATAATGAATTGTGAAATATATAATTGTTATGAAGGTGTTTTTCTTGATGCTGATTATGCGGAATATATAAGATTAAATAATCTTGATATATATGGTTGTAGAGAAGGACTTACAATTGAGTCTGGAAACAACACTGTTTCTAATTGTAAAATAAATGATTGTTATTACGGTGTACTTTTATATGGAAACACCATTGCAAATAATGGACATGGTAATTTAGTCGGATGTCTTCTTAATCACAATACCTATCCAGTTTGGTGTCAAATGATAACTATTGGTTATAATATTGTGGGTTGTAATATGTTTGAAGGTTCAATTTATTTTAATACTTCTACTGGAATAAATGTAAGTGGATGTGTTTTAGATTTAGATGCTTACTATTTTGATGGAGGAGGAAGAAATTGTTTTTCAAATAATTTTATTTATAACGGGTATGCAAATACAATAAACCATAATTATAATTCACATACAGATAATACTATATTTATAAATAATTATAAGCCAGACGGTACAACAATCGATGAAAATGTGTCCCAAACAATTACCGGACAACTAAAGAAAACAAAGATAATAAATATTGGTGATTGGAATATGGATAGTAGTACGGCTGTAGCGATTGCACATGGTCTCACCAGATCAAAAATACTTTCTGTAGATATTTTAATTTTTGATGATGCTAATACGTATAGTATTTCTATTTTTGGGTCTGGATCATCAAGCAGTTCTTATTACGGTGGTTATTTTATAGATAATACCAATATTAACATTGTAAGAACTACTTCGGGGTATTTTGATTCTACCGAGTTTGATGTTACTTCCTATAACCGAGGAGTAATAACAATTGAATATTTGGTATAAAGGAATAAGATATGATGCCAGATATGGAATTACTCGGATATGTGGATGAAAGAGATGAGGACGAGGATGCCATGGGTAATTTTTTTATAGAAAATGAAGACTTAGAAGGTGACGAGGAGGATGATGATGATCCAGAATTATAACACGAAATCAGTTTGTATTTATGATAATGGTTTATTTGTTGAGATGGCTGTAACTCTGGCTAAGTACTTTGGAAAGGTCTACTATTACAACCCATGGCAGAACTCCTTTCCCACTTCAAATGAACTACTTATCGGAAGCGGGCTTGCGGGGATACAGAAAATATATGATTTCTTTGATATAATTCATGATGTGGATTTGTTCGTCTTTCCGGATGTCTACTGTGGGGGTATACAGGTGCATCTCGAAGAATTGGGGAAGAGGGTCTGGGGCAGCAGAAAGGGAGAGGAACTGGAGATTTATCGTGACAAATCCAAGGAACATCTCAAATCACTTGGATTACCGGTTGGTAAATATGAAGTTGTGATCGGGATGGAATCTTTGAGGAAATATCTCAAGCAGCATGCAGACCAATTTGTCAAGATCAATGTCACACGGGGAGATACTGAGACCTTCTATGCAGAGAATTACAAGCTTATAGAACCTAAACTCGATCAACTTGAACATAGCCTCGGAGCAATGAAATATAGCAAGAAATTTATTGTAGAGGAGAACATAAGAGATGCGGTGGAGACAGGGTATGATGGTTATACGATTGATGGCCAGTTTCCCACTAAGGGTATATATGGCGTTGAAATTAAGGATAAAGGTTATATTGCTATCGTACAGGACTATAATCGATTTCCGGAGGAGATCAGAGGCTTTAATGATGTCATTGCAGATACACTCAGTAGGTATCACTACAGGAATTTCTTCAGCACAGAACTCCGGATCGTGAAAGACAAGACAGCATATTGCATAGACCCTTGTACAAGAGCGGGTAGCCCGCCGAGTGAGATTTACATTGATATGTTTAAGAACTTACCTGACATACTTTGGTTTGGAGCAGAGGGTAGGTGTATTGATTTTGAGACAGACTATAAATTTGGTGTGGAGCTGCTCATCCATTCAAGGTTTGCGGATGATAATTGGCAAGCAATACAGTTTCCTGAAAGTATACGGGATAACGTTAAACTCCGTGATCTTACGATGATCAACAACAATTATTATGTTATACCTCAGGGTAATCATGTTCCTGAGATTGGTTCTGTTGTTGCTCTTGGCAATACACTTGAGGAGACAGTTGACAAACTTAAGGATATAGTTGAACAAGTAAAAAGTTATGATCTGGGTATGTTCCCCGATGTTATCGAGGAAGCCCAGAAGGAGATAAATAGACTAAAGGATTGGGGGATCAACTTAACATGATATATCAACCGAAGAAAGTCGTATTAACCTGTGGTGTTGGCAGCGCAAAGAAACAGCTCGTATCATTTGAGATGGCTCTTAGGGATGCTGGGATTGCGGGGTTTAATCTGGTACAGGTATCCAGTATTTTACCGCCGAATGTCATACCGAATTTTGATAAATTGGAGTTTGATCAGATTCCAACAGGTTCAATTGTTCATTGTGTCCTGTCGAGATGTGAAAGTAATGAAAAGAATAGGCTTATCTCTTCGGCTATAGGGGTGGCCTTTCATGCGAAAAAGGAGAATGTCACTGGTAGACTTATGAATGGAGCAGAGATTTCCGTACCGGCTTATAATAGAAATGGTTATGGTTACATCTCTGAACATCATAGCTTCGGTCAAAATGAAAAGGAAACGGGCAAGGAAGCCGAAGAAATAGCCAAGATTATGCTGTCCACTATTAAGGGCAGCAACAATTTTAAATCGATGAGTATATCCAAGTCTGCCGAGGTGCAGGATGGATGGACTACAGTTGTAGCAGTAGCAATACTTATTTGAGAATAAATCGATATTTATTTATTTAGTAAGAATAGGAGAAACAATATGAGCACATCAGGTGAAACAAGACAACAGGGATTTGCTAAGATTGGGAAGCCTAAGAAACCCGAAAAGGAAGAAAAGATTAATATGTCGCCCCACGACATGAGAAATCAGCGATTCCAAGCTGATAGGGAAGACCATAACAAAATGGTAAATCAATTTAATGATGATCATAAGAAAGGTCAGTGCATGAGTGATTGTAAGGAAGATGATGTTCAGAAGATGGCCATGAAAAGTCAAGCCCAGAGAGCTTTCTTACATATTAATGAACCTGAGCTTGCAAAGGAATTTGAGGAGAAAACTCCTAAAGGAAAGAAACTTCCGTATAAAGTTAAGAAGTAATTTATGATATGTAAAAATTGTAATAAAGAATTTAAAGAAAAAAATAATACTCAAATCTATTGTAGTATTCAATGCCGTAAGAAATTTAATGAAAAGGCTACATATCGTAGAAGGATTAAAGAAGATCCTATTTTTAATAGAAAAATGAATTTAAGGTGGAAATATAATATATCATGGGATGAATATTTAAAATTATATCAGCAACAGCATGGTAAATGTGCAATTTGTGGAAAACAGGAAGAATTTTTAATAACTGATCATGACCATAAAAATGGAAGAATTAGAGGATTACTTTGTCAATTATGTAATAGTGGGATTGGATTTTTAAAAGATGATATAAAGATATTAAAGAAAGCCATTTATTATTTAAATAGGAAAAATAATGGTAGAAATTAGTTTACAGGAACTCTTTAATCAGATTTTTGCCGAGGAACTTAATCCGAAGAAATTTTCTGATTGGGAAGAGGAAGAACATCCAAGAGGGGATAATGGGAAATTTGCTCCCAAGGGCGGGGGAGGACTGCAATCCTCTGAAAGATATAAATTTGATGAATTACAGGCTGACAATCCGCTTGCCCAAGGAGATAAAGAATATATTGCTACTCCTCTTGGTATAAATATGGGTTCTACATATGAGGTCTTAGTTCGTGGCGGTGATAGTGAGAGTGATTATACTGTTAAAGTAGATGAAAGGCAGTTCAAGGATATAGATGAGTGGACTCGTGATTCTGATTTAGTGAAGCAAGTTAGAGGGATTGACAAAGGATTTGATATTAGTACATATGAAGGTACGAGAATTGGTAATGTATATCATACAATGAAGGAATATATTGATACTGCTCCCAAATACAAAGGAGAGATTAGCAGACGAGTTGAGGATAAAAATGGCTTGTATGCTAAGGCCATAGTTGGGGAGGAATTTCAGCTTAGTGCAATGTCTTCTTTTTCTAAGAAGAATGGAGAATATGAGCCTGATGGATACAACTTAAAGATTATTATAGAGAAGAACACTCAGGCTGTGGATATTCAGGGTTTTTCACGTTTTCCCAAAGAAAAAGAAGTTGTTGTTTCCAGAGACGTGAGATATAGAATAGTAAAGAAAGAAGATGATTACTTTGATAATGATATTGTTTCTCATGCTAAGCATGTAAGTGCAATCTACCTTGAGGAGATCGGGCAGGAAAAGAGCGAAAAAGCAGTGAAGGGGTATCCAATCGGACACATTTCAACTCGTAAGGATGGGAAGAAATATAAGAAAGTCGCTCAGGGAGACTGGCAGCTCGTGAAGGATGACGAAATAAAGATGACTGATAGCGACGAATTTGAAGATATGACCAGTGAGATGATGAACGAGTTATTTGATGAGCCTCTTACTGGGAAAAAAGAAGATAAGGGGAATAAGGATATGAAGATGTCAGAGTTAATAAGTGATCTCTTCTCTGGCGATTACACAGAGATAAAAGAGGTTGAAGTATTAAACAATTATCCTAACTCTTATGGACTACAGTTCTCGGAGCAGGACTTAGAGGACTACGCAAAATGGACTAATGAAGTAATTAATAAAGGATTGGTCAAGCCAAATGTTAAGCTTAGCCATTCAGATCAGCAGCTCATATTAAGAGAGCTGTACAAGATGGCAGACGTTGACATTTGGGAAGAATTACCAAATTTGGGTCTACTCTCCAACTTCAGGAGAAAGGGGCGTAGGGTTGTGGCTGACATCAAACAGATTCCATCCAAACTCAAGGATTTGGTATTTGGCGGTAGGCTATTCACCAGTCTTTCACCGGAGCTTGTTAGAAACTGGCGGGAGACAGGAAAGAATATAATCAGAGCAGTAGCTCTGAGCAACATTCCTTCTATGAAGCACGTGGTAGACGTGCCGATGAGTCAGGGACTTGGCTATAGGGGGAATTTATCATTAGAAGACGGAGGAAAGTTTATGGGCGATAATGATAAAACCATAAATGTTGAGCAGATCATTGAGCAAAAGCTTGAAAAGAACAATGAGGGTCTTCTGACAAAATTCTCTGAGATGATCAAATCAATCGGGAAGAAGAAAGAAGAAACTCCTATAGTTTCCAAGAGAGCTGACGGTGATATGATTGCTCTTTCAGATGTACAATCCATTGTGGATAACGCAGTGGGTACAGCAGTCCAGAAATACGAAGATCAACTTAACATTGTTAGGTTGCAACTTGTAGAGAAGGACAAGGCTGTGGCCAAGCTGAGTGAGAGCTTTAAAGACACAAGGCTTGAATCTAAGAAATCAACGGCTGATGCAATTTGTAAAGAGGCTGGACTCGATGGAGTTCCGCCCTATGTCATCAAGTTGTTCAAGCCAGTCTTGATGTCCGAACAGGGAGATCAAGTCGTGATGTTCTCTGAAAAAGTCGATGACAAGGAAATTGAGATCAAGAAACCGATCTCTTCTTTCATTACAGACTTGTTCAAGAACTATCCTAACAAAATCAAGATGACCGAACAGACAAGGACTTCGCTATCTGCTCAGTCCGATGACGAAACTAAAAAGATCGCCGACAGGACAAGAGAGCTTGTAGCGCAGGGCATGACACAACATGCTGCTTTGACTCAGGCGGGCATTGAGATCAGGTCATAAGGAGGAAGATTATGGCTTTTAATGCAGGTAGAACTGAGGAACGTGATGTAAAAGTTGCTCCAGCGAAAGCGGGTGCTGCTGTAAGTCCGTACAGAATCCTCAAAGCAGGTACTGATCCTGACGAGGTCATTCATGCTACTAACCAGAACTACTTCTTCGAGGGTGTAAGTGGTGACGCTTCCGAAAACGGAAAAGCTACTTACGAAGAACATGACCCGATCGAAATGAAGTATTCCGGTATAGTTTATGTTGAAATGACTGGTTCGGGATCAAGAGGTGATAGAGTCACAGCAGGTGCTGCGGGTGTGGGTGCAAAACATACTTCGCAAGCTGGGGCTTGGATATTGGGTGTGGCTACTCAGAATTGGGTTGCTGGGCAAGTCATTCCAGTAGAAATTTGCAAGCATTACATTGGCACTTACGCCACTTAATGCCAAGACTATAGGAGGATAGAGTATGAGTACTAAGGGTATTGTAAGATACGACCAATATCTAACTAATCTGGCATTAAGCTATCCCACTGGTAATCTGATTGCAGACAAAGTTTGCCCCAGAGTGCCGGTTGAGAACTTCAGCGACAAGGTGTTTGTTGACGCTGATGATGCGATCATGCAGATGAATGATGACGCCGAAAGTGTTCCTTCCAATAAAGTTGACTTTGCTGTTGGAACTCCTTATTCTTACAGAACAAGGAGACGTGCGTTGAGTTCCGTTATTACAAATAAAGAAGCTCAAAATGCAAAACAGCCTGTCAAACTTCAGCAGAGGGAAACCAATAAGCTGACTCACAGATTAAAATTAAAACACGAGTTAAGGGTAGCTGCAGTATTGAGAGACCCGACACTCGTTACACAGTATGAAGATGTTGAGAGCATTACAAATGCTCAATGGGATGATTCCAACCCTGATCCCGAAACCAGCATCCTCAACGCTGTTAAAGCAATATATGATGGTTGCGGTGCGATAGCCAATACGATCATAATTCCTTTCCAAGCAGCCCTTTACCTTGCCAAAATGAGCTGGGTAAGAGAAATGTTGAAGTACCAGTACGGTATGGAATTAATGCAGGCTGATTTCCAAGGTCAAGTGCAGAGACTCGTTGGTCTCCCGCCAGTGATTAAGGGACTCAACGTTGTTGTTTCCAATGGCCGTGTAGGTAATTACAACAAGGGTTTAACCGCATCAGTAGGAAATACTTGGGGTAAGGACGTCCTGATAGGTTACGTTCCGGCAAACCCAGGTGTTGACGAGATGTTCGGCGTGCTGACAATGGAGTATGATCCGCTAAAGATATACACCGAGAATCAGACAGACCCAGACGGCATGAAGATTTTAGCTGAATGGGATTATGATATTCTACAGGCCGAGTTAAAAACTTGGTATTTAATGCAGAACGTCATAGACTAAGGGCAACCTTGGTAAATTAAAGGGGAAGGGGCTGCCTTCTGCAGCCCCAGCCTTTATAATAAGGAGTAAAGAGATGGCATACTGTACGGAAGCTCAAGTCAGAAATTCAGACAGAAAATTGATCAAAACAGAAGATGTCATTCCGGATGTCGTCCTTGATAGAATCTCTCAAGCAGAGAAGATAATCAAAGTCGATCTTAGTCCAATTATAGATGGAGTGACGCTGGATGGAATTGGTGCAACCTCAGACCTTCTTAATTTACTCGCTACACTCAAGGCAGTTGAACTCTGTCTTGTTGCGTATTATGGCGTCAGTAGAAAGGTTGATGAATTAACTGATGTACAATACTTCAAAAAGGAGTATGAAAAATTTAGAGATAAAACGCTTGATGGAACACTCAAGCTCGTTGCAGGAGCAGTAGACTATACGCCGAAGGATTATCCTTCGCTTGATGGTGGATCAAATAAAAAATTCTACGTCAGGAAGGGAGTTAGTGGATTTATTAATGAGGGCGAGGCGTTCTATGGTCAGACTTATGTCGATGACAGCGTGAAGAATTGATATGGAAGGATTTAAACTTGATATCAAGAACAAAGATGCGGTTATTAAGTGGTTAGAAGAGATCAGAAGAGGATCGGGGGACGCAACACCACTATGGGTTGCTGTTACTCCCAAGATCGTCGAGTTCGTTGATTACGAGTTTCATCCGACACGAGATACTCACAAACTCTGGCCGAGGCTTAGCGTCAATTACCTTATCTGGAAGATAAGAAAACATCACGTCTCCGGTATTGGTTACAAGACGGGGGTGATGAAAGATGCAGCCAGTAAGAATGCAATTAAATTATATAAATCTAAATCTCTCACATGGCAGTTAAATTCAAATGCTGTCGCAGCTAATGATCCCAATCGGTATGACTACTCCAAGGTCTTCCATTTCGGAACACGAAATCAGACCAAAGGCAAGGGGAAGCGGGTGCAGAAGCCAAGGCCAATTTACAAGTACACGGCTATTCGGCTCAATAATTTCCTCAAGCTCGATGCTAAGACCTTTAATAGTGGTGTTAAGCATGCGAATTTTACGTATAGTTGGTTACGTAAATCTCTGGAGGCAGGTTACAAATGAAAAGGACAGTAACAGCATTACTCAATCAGTTAAAGAATCATCCGGACTTAAGTTATGCTTTTCAATCCGCTTATGTGGCAGAAGACCCATATGAACTGATGGAAAAGGATAAATTTCCGTTCTTTAACGTCGTACCTTCAGATGCACGGATAGAGCGGGCTGTTGATGATATGTCAAGGAAAGAATTTGAACGTCATGTATTTCCAGTACTCATCCAGTTTGCAACAACGTCAATGGAATTAAATATTGCTATAATGGGTGATGATAATTCGGATACTTACAGAGTTGGGATACTTGATTTTTCTGATGACATATGGACTGCGATTAAGTTTGACGAGACTTTGGGGGGTATTGTTGATGGTATATTACCAGACAATACGTCAATTCCCATGGATTATCTCGAAAGAGAAGACCGGTTCTTCGTGGCGAGAGCCGAAATACGAGTCGAATTTTACAGGGATGTGGGGTTATTATCGTGATAGTAGGTAATGTACAATACACGGGTAAAGCTTTGATTAAAGATGTGGTCTACCCTGATCGTATTCAGAAGATAAAGAAGGGGGACTGGGTTATAGCTCCCCTTAATATGTGCAGAGAACTGATTGAATCAGGTGATTATATCCCAGATGAAGATACCCAGAGACTATTTGACAAATTCAGTGGTCTCACACGTGACAAGCACAACATAGATGGAATGCTTAAAGGAAAGCGGTGTTTCATTATCGGCGGGGGATCAAGTCTGAGAGGGTTTGATTTTTCACGTCTGGATAATGATTTTACTATCGCAATCAATCACTCGGTGATCTATTATCCGAAAGCCGACGCTTGCATATTCCTCGATGCAAATTTTCTCGATAAGAATGATAATGAAGCAAGAAAGTTTTTTCAATCGTATAAAGGTATGATTTTTTGTTCCTTCAGGACGCAGTATCACAAAGATAATCCAAATGCGATCCCCTTTTATGTAAACAATGACCGAGTACAGGCCAAATTTAATAGGGGAATCTGGGGAGCGAGACTAACTGGTATGGCAGCAATCAGTCTGGCTATAGCGATGGATGCTAACCCAATCTATTTACTCGGATATGACCTAAATAAAAATGCTGTCGATCTTCACTTCTATGATTCAGATGGTAAAGTGAGATATGGCAATGATAAGGGATACCGAGGTGAACGAGCAGCGACTAATATCAAGATGTTCAAGCATTTTGATTTTTATAAGGATCGGATCATTAATCTGAATCCTAATACTGTAATACCCTTTTTTAGGGTACAAAAAATAGAGGAGGTGTTACATGAGGCTGCCAGTTGACAATGCGGTAATAACCAGCCACTTTGGGAAACGAATCCTTAAAGGAAAAGAGGAGTTCCATGGAGGATTGGATTTAATCAGTAGAGAGAGTGATAGCATTTTTGCGATTGCAGAGGGGAACGTGTCGTATGACATGGATAACTATCAGGAGTCGTTGAGGTGGACTGATCGTAAGCATTCTCTCGGTAATGTGGTGATTATAGATCATCGGCTTGAGAATGGACTTTACCACGTGAGGTACTGTCATCTCAGGGAGAATATGGTCTATAAAGGACAGAAAGTACTGGAAGGAGACCAGCTTGGTTTCTATGCCGATGTTGGATTTAGCTTTGGTGCTCATATTCATATTGATATGTTTGATGTGAACTGGGCGATCGTCAACATCGAGGAACTCTTCAAGAAAGAGGGACTCATATGAATTGGATAATAATACCGGCTCGTCAGGGTAGTAAAGGTTTACCGCTTAAGAACAGAAAACTTTTTTCTTATACGGCTAATATGATTCCGTCGTCACTGGTAAGTCGAGTAATTGTGACGACGGATGATATGACGATCTGTCATGTTGCTTTGACCAAAGGATTTCATATTCACATAAGGAGAGCAGAGCTTTGTACAGATACGGCGCATACTAAATCAGTTCTTTTGGATGTAATTAATCATTACAATATACCAGATACTGATAAAATCACAATGCTCTATCTTACTTATCCGACCAGAACATGGAAGCAAATCATTGCAGCACATAAATTCTTCGATAGAGTGAAAGGGAAGTCACTTCTCTGCAGAGAGGAACAGACAAATGATGAAATCCATCCGTATAGATGGTTCTTTGATAGTATGAAGGATTGTACTGGGAGACAAATTATAAAACACGATCTTTACAGAAGACAGGATTACCCACGGATGTTCAAGGCAAGTCATGCTATCTTTATTGCATATGCCGGTGAAATAAAAAAACTAAATAAAAATCTATGGAATAAGAAAACAGTTTTCTATCCAATAGGTGAGATGGTTGATGTTGATACCATCAAAGATTTTGAACATTTAGAGGAGCAAAAAAAATGAAAACGGCACTTGTAACGATGCTGAACGAAGAGTTTGTAATTGGCTTTAAAGCAATGATAAGGTCATTACTCAAGAATAATCCTTGGTTTGATCTTCCGGTTGTGATACTTGATGACGGGGTGCTGCCGGAGACAAAGGGAAAACTGACTCAAATATATAAAGACATCACATGGCAGCCAATTGATAAGAAAAGATATGCGGGGACTGATTTTGAGAAGACAGCCCCAAAATTAAGATGTACTTACTACAAGCTTGATATATTCAATATGAAGGGATATGAACGGCTCGTATTTATTGATTCGGATACTCTCATATTAGGAGATATTAAGCAGCTTTTTGCAACGACTGCGGGATTTGCAGCAGTCAAGGGTTATGATCCGTTACATGATATGATGAGACGTGATATAAATTCTGGGGTGTTTGTTGTCAATCAGCAATTCCTTAATGAACAGGTTTATGTTGAGATGCTCAGGATTGCGAGGTCTGGACATAAGATGCCGGATCAGACGGTAATCAATCATTACTTCAGAAATCGTATGATGTACCTCGACAAGGTCTTTAATGTAGAAAAGAGAATGCTCTATACGAACAAATTCAAGCATGTGCTGCAAACCATGCGGATTTTACATTATGTGGGCGAGAAGCCGTGGCAGAAGAAGACCAATGTTCGAGAGGAACAATATGCAATGCTTGAGCGTGAATGGTGGAGATATAATCATGAATAAGATATCAATCAGAAACGCTACATATGCGATCATTGGACTTAAAGATATGGTTGATTATATAAACCTTAAGTCTCCCGCTCCGACAAAGGGGATGATTATGGTAGAAATTGGTTCTTATGTTGGTGATTCAACAAGGGTTTTTGCTCAAAATTTTAATCATGTAATTTCAGTCGATCCATATAAGAATGGATATGATGATAGCGACACATCATCATACAAATATCCGATGGAGGACGTATATAAGCAGTTTAAGACTGACATACTGGACAAATTTGAAAATGTACAACACTTGAGGGAAACAAGTGACAATGCCGTCAAGCTCTTTGTTGAGAAGAAAGTATTTGATTTTGTGTACATTGATGGAAATCATCAGCCCGATGTAGTAGACCATGATGTTAGAATATGGTTGCCAAAAGTTAGAATTAATGGATGGATCGGGGGTCATGACTACAATAGGGTAAAGTTAGTAGTTGATCGGCTACTGAAACCAGATGCAGTATTCAGAGATACATCATGGATAAAGAGGGTGATATGAAGGAATTGAAACTCAAATATGAAAACCAGATATATGAATCGGATGCAAGAAAGGCGATTTATTATTCCATCATTAAGTGTCCGGACGGAATAGTTAGATTATACAGTAATCGCTGGGTTAAACATTTTAATACTATCTGTACTGATAGCAGAGATGGTGTGACCTTCGATCAGAGCAAGACCGTTGTACTAAAAGCATCAGGAGCGACACACAACTTTACTCCCTTCTATGGAAAGAACAGAACTTTGTATAGTATAGGCGGTGTAGATAACTGGAAGCATGACAGGGCATTCCATGGAATAACGAGTTATGATGTTTTCAAGAAAGTATATGAAGAAAAATTTCAGTGGCCTTGTACGAGAGAAGTTTTTGACTTGTCCGAACATAAGAGACTCTTATCTAATAAGAAGATGTTGGAGCATGTAAGAGGACTTTACCTTTTTAAGAGTGAAACAGGTCTGCACTGGGAGCAGATAGGAAAGAAACCTATTGTTACCACGAAAAATGAGGGTTTTATTGATGCTATAAAGAATTTTGGCAAGGGATCGGAATTTGACGGTCAAGTCTGTTGCGTCTACGATGAGAATACTGATCAATATTTTCTATATGTGAGGGCGAACGTTGCAGTTGGATTCAGATACATTCAATACTCAACATCCAAAGACCTCATACACTGGGACAAATTCAGACTTATTAACATTAATGGATATCAGGCAGACAGAGACAACTATTATACACCATCAATCTTCAGATATAAAAAGATTTTTGTGGGATTAATCCCATACTTTGATATTGATGGGAACTGCTGCATCAGGCTGGTACGTGGAGTCGATGGAGTAAATTTCGATATTGTGGGCAGATACTTTCACGAGCAGATTGTACATTTCAAGGACGGAAAACCGAAGAATACTTGTCACTCAGTGTATGGTATTCTACCGAGAAAGGGAGTCATTAACATTTACATTCACCATAACAACTTGGGTCTTGATAATAATAGCCCAGTTACGGTTGTAAGATATACAGTTCCAGAAGAAAAATTTGATGAGGTGATATCATGCTTATAGTATGGGAAATGGCCAATAATCATGACGGCAGCCTTGAGAAGGCATGTCGGATAGTAGATGCTCTCGCTCCTATAAAGAAGGAGTATGACAAGTTTTACTTTGCGATCAAGTTGCAGCGCAGAGACATTGACACGTTTATTCATCCGGACTTTAAGACGGATTACAACGTCGCTAATGTCAAGAGGTTTATGGATACCAGAATGCAGAACGAGGATTTTCTCAAGCTCTGTTCTTACATTAAGGAAAGGGGTTTCATGTTGGGGATTACTCCTTTTGATGAGAACTCAGTCGATTTCATAAAGCAGTGTAATGTTGATTTTGTCAAGGTTGCAAGCTGCTGCGCCAATGAGTGGGGACTCTTGGATAGGATATCGGATTGGGATAAGTTAATCATAGCATCCACGGGTGGGCTCAACTGGGATGAAATCGACAACTTGTATAATTTCCTCAAGCATAAGGGGAGTAATTTTTCGTTGTTGCACTGCTGTGGTATTTATCCCGCTCCGCCAAGATATATGAACCTCGACGTTATAAGCAAGATGAAGAGGCGATATGATGTACCTATTGGGTTCTCGGATCATTCATCAGCCGGAACGATGGATGCTGCCCGAATAGCGGTAGGCAAAGGGGCTGGGATCATAGAACGGCACATCAAACTTGATCAGGGGAATAGTTATTCAATCATACCGGATGAAGCTAAAATTTATGTTGAATTTATTGATATGGCCATGCAATATTGTGGGGACGACCTTAAAAACATTCCGGAAGAGGAACGGGAGAGCCTCAGGGCTTTAAAACGGGGTGTTTGGGCGTCCAAGGACGTATCAAAGGGTTCGGACATCAAGCATGGAGATATATTCTTCGCATTCCCGAATCATAGAAACCAACTCCTTGCGGAAGAATATGGCGCATATAGAAGTCATGTGAGTGCCAGTGTAGATTATAAGAAAAATGATCCAATCCTCGATCATGATGACAGTAAGGATAAAATAAGACTTGTCAGATTGTACTTTCATCAGGCAAAAGGAATGATGGCCGAAGCTGGTATCGTTCTAAATAGTAAGTGTACTGCAGAGCTTTGCCATCATTACGGATTTGATAAGTTCAAGGAATATGGTGCAGTAATTGTGGACGTGATAAATAGGCAGTATTGTAAGAAATATATAATTATGTTGCCAAATCAGAAATATCTCAATCATGTTCATCATAGCAAGGAAGAGACTTTCAGGGTTTTATTTGGCAACCTAACTGTTAAACTGGAAGATGACATACATGAATTAAAGAAAGGTGATGATATCCTTGTTGACCGGTATAGGGCGCACGAGTTTTGGACTGATGACAAAGGAGCGATCTTTGAGGAAATATCAACTACACACGTAGTTGGGGATTCATATTATAAGGATACTGAGGTTTACAAACTTGATCCTATGGAAAGAAAGACGAGTATAGAAAAGTTATAATTAAATAGGAGAAATTAAAATGGATAAACAATGGGAACAGGAAGTAAAGGGGTTGTCTTTGCGGGAACAATGGAACAGGCTTTATAATAGACATGTAAAACTTAATAATATTGGTCTCTGGGGGAAAATGAAAAGTTTGTCTAAGTATGTTAAGCTTAAACAACAAATGCCAGACATATTTAAAAGATATAATATTAAAACATTTACTGATTGTGGGTGTGGTAATTTTTATTGGTTAAATACCATTGACTGGGTTGGTATTAAATATCTTGGTATTGATATAGTTGAAAGACTTATAGAAAGTAATAAAAAGAAGTATCCAAATTTTGAGTTTAAATATATGAATATTGTTGATGAAATTCCTCCGCAATCAGATATGTTGTTCATTAGAAGTGTATTTATTCATTTAACAAATAAAGAAATCTTAATGGCTCTTGATAATATTAAGAAGAGTGGGTCTAAATATCTCATGGTAACAACTTCTTTTAATGTTCCAATAAATGGGGACACCACTTGCTTAATGCTTGAAAAGAGAGATTTATCAAAACCACCTTTTAACTTAGGAACACCATTAGAGGTAATACGGGAGCACGATTTAATTAAACCAGATCATATTTATTCAGTGATGGGTATTTGGGAGGTTAGTAAAATATAATGGGTTTCAAAGAGTTTATAAAAGGAAAGAAAGTTGTCTTTGTCGGAGCTTGTCCGAATTTGGTTGATCGTGACATGGGTAAATTAATTGACTCATATGATATTGTTGTAAAGTCCGGCCATTCGTGGGCTTTTAATAAGGATAAGTACTACAAGGACTACGGACGCCGGTGCGATGTGGCCTATGTAAATAGGCAATATTACAGGGAAATGAAGCCTTTCCCAATAAAAGAGATGAAGATACGGGGAGTCAAATGGCTCTGTTTGAAGGGAAGCTCACAGGAAGACCTTAATGAATTTAATAAATACATATGCGCTCGCACGATCAGGGACGTATTTTTGAAAGTGAATAAGGCTTTAAAAAGCGCATCCATGGGTAATTATATCATACAGGACATCTTGGATCAGCAGCCAGCATTACTTTACATGACTGGGATTGATTTTTTTGCAAGTAAAAATCCGGCATTCGTACATGATAATTACCAAGAGTATCTGGATGGATACCTGCCCCAGAAGATCAGATCGCAGGGGAATATCATTAATGTTGGCAAGAAGGAAGATGGACACGATTTCAATGGTAATGCCAAGTTCTTCTATAATCTGTTTATGTCGCATCCGAATTTCAAGACTGATGATTTTATTATGGATTTATTGTCTGGGATCGTTGAAGGAAGAATAAAACAAGGGGATGTCAAATGGACGACGACAAACGGAATATCTTAATAAAGCGGGAAAAGATGAAATACAACCTTCTTTATACGGAGGATAAGACGTATGGCTGGAGGTCTGGAAGGCCAAAGACTTTCCTCAGAGGAAATGATGTAATTCATCAGTCCATTAAATCCGCAATTAAAGAATCTGTGACGCTGCTCGACATTGGCTGCGGTCGTGGATTTTGGGTGGATTTCTTCAGGAGAGAATATCCGTGGCTGCAAATTACGTGTGTTGATATCGCAGCTAAGACGATCCGAAAGTATAGACCAGACCTCAATATTGTTGAGGCCAGTGCTGATAACTTGAATATGTTTAAGGACAATCAGTTTGATCTAATTACTCATTTAGATGGAATGGAACATATTCCGGTTGAAATTGAAGAAAAGACCTTTGCCGAGGAATGTAGGGTGGCCAAGAGGTTCGTATATCATCAGATTGCGACTCATGCAGTAGCACGAGACAAAAATTGGGAAGAAAGGGGACTTGGTGCAGTGCATATTAATCTCAAAACTGCTTCTGAATGGAAACAATTCTTTGATACAAACTGTCTCAAATATAACATGACTATAAATTTCTTTGTTGATTACCGGCAGTGGGTACATGTACTGCTGGAAAAATCTCACGTAAGGACGGCATGTAATAATGACTAACCGGAAAGAGGCCAAGAAAGAATACGATAAAATTTATCGGAAGACGAAAAATGGTAAGCAAGTACGTATTCGTGCACGTAAGAAATATGCACAGACAGACAAAGGTAAACAATCAATGGCCTATATTAAAAAGAGTTCACAAAAGAAATACAGAATTAAATTAAAACAAGAGGTAATACAATATTACGGCGGTAAATGTGAATGTTGTGGAGAAAACTACATTAATTTTCTTACTATTGACCACGTGAACGGTGGTGGCCGAAAACACAGAAAAGAAATTAATATACAAGGTGGTTGGAAGTTTTATGAATGGCTTAAGAAAAATGGCTATCCTGAAGGATTTCGAGTTCTTTGTTTTAATTGTAATTGTCATATTGGTGCTTTTGGTTATTGTATTCATCAGGGAGAAATATTATGAGTATTAAACTTGTTGCAGACATAGGAATCAATCATAATGGTGATATGAACATCGTGAAGAGGCTGATTGACGTATGTGCTGCAGCCGGTATAGATTATGTAAAATTTCAAAAAAGAAATCCGGACGTCTGCGTACCGGATCATCAAAAAAATATACCGAGAGTGACGCCGTGGGGGACTATTTCATATATTGAATATAAATATAAACTGGAGCTTGATGGCAACCAATATGAACAGATAGATCAATATTGTAAGGAGAAGGGGATCAAGTGGTTTGCTTCTGCGTGGGATATGGATTCAGTGGTCTTTTTACAACAGTTTGGAGATTCTATTGTAAAAGTTCCTTCTGCGAAATTAACAGATTTATCTTTATTACAATGGTGTAGAGGAAACTTTAAAAAAATGATCATCTCAACTGGAATGTCTACAGAAGATGAAATAATAAATGCAGTTAAAGTTGGCAATCCGGACGTGGTTATGCACTGTAATTCTGCTTATCCAGCAAATATCAAAGACCTTAATCTTTATTATATAAAATGGCTACAGAATATGTACGTCAATAAAGATATAGGTTATTCCGGACATGAATTTGGTCTTGTAACGACATTTGCTGCAGTAGCTCTTGGTGCAACGTGGATTGAACGTCATGTAACTCTTGATCGAATGATGTGGGGATCAGATCAATTATCAAGTATTGAACCAGCAGGAATATTTAAATTGGTACGTGGAATCAGGGATATTGAATCTGCTCTGGGAGTGGAAGAAGGCAGAAAGGTATTTGAATGCGAAATGCAAAAGAGAAAGGAGTTAAGAGGATGACACTTTGTTTTGATTTTGATGGGACTATTTGCGAGACCGAGTTCAAGGACGGAGTCTATAATATTTTAAAGATTAATGAAGATGTTGTAGCTATGGTCAATAAATTACATAAGGAAGGCCACACCATCATTATTTTTACGGCGAGACACTGGGATAAGTTGGCTAATACCATGAGTCAAGTCGGTCAAATTGGCATCAATTATGATTCATTGGTAATGGGTAAGCCTGTTGCCGATTTTTACATTGATGATAGAGCTTTAAGACCGGATGAGTTTGTGAAGCTCTTTAAAAACTATAATGGAGGAAAAGACGATGGCAAACAATCTTAATATCAACACAGTCAACTTTGGCAACAACGTTAACTATATGTTCCTGCATGATCCGGCGATGTATATCGATTTACATGATGGGAACGGCCTCAAGAGTCTTGGATATTTGGAAGCGGAGAAGATATGGAGGCAGAAGCTGACATATGCTATCTTCAAAACTGGTATTCCGAAGACTGAAATTGCAAGGGACATTGTTGATCAGGAGTTTACTATTGAAGCCAAACTGAAACAGCTTCAGGCTGAGACGATTGCTCTGATTTCCCAGAGGAGATTTGACGACAGTGATGCGAATTGGGACAGAGTAATAATGGGTCACGAAGCCCCAGCAGCAGTATATCCTTCCTGTGTTCTTATCGGGAAGAATAAGAGTGGGCGTGAAATGAGGCTATGGATCAGGAGATTGCAGATTACGGCTGAAGATTTGGAACTTACCTTCGGCGGGGATAATTACACATCAGCCCCGTTTAAGGGAACGGCACAGAAGGATGAAAATCCTCTGACAACAAATCCAGATTGGCCGTATAATGCTTCATATGCGGAGCAGGATTCAGTAGCTTTCTTTAGCTGGCCAAAGA